TCACCGGCCAGTCAGGTGTGGGCCCCCTTCGGATATTTGGAGGGGGTGGGGGTGCGCCTGGCCGTGGGGAAGTCGGTCAGGTGCTAGGGCCAGCAGGTCATGGCGAGTGGGCCGAGGTTGTTGGGGGCTGGGTTGGGTTGTGTGCCGGTGAGGGCTGGACGTTGGTGGTCGTGGTTGCCGGCGCCGCGTTCTTTGTTGCATTGGCCGTGGAGGAGGCGGTCGGCTTTGCGTCCGCCGTGGGCGCGTGGGTGGCTGTGGTCGGCGGCGAGGCTGCCTGATGCGGGGTCGGTGCTGTGGGGGTTGTAGTCGTAGTTGCGTGTGCGGTCGCGCCACATGGGGCGTCCGCACCACCAGCAGGGTGTGCCGTCGACGTGTTGGGCTTTGAGGTGTCGGGCGTTTTGTTGGTGTGACCAGCCGAGGTGTTTCTGTGTGGTGGTCTTGCGTGGTGCCATGGGTTGGCCGCCTGATGTGGTTGGGGGCCCGTCGCGGCGCGGGTGCTGCGTGTGTTCGGTCCGGTGCGGGGGCTCCGGTCACCGCACGGTTGATGCCAGCCCAGCATCGGGTGTGTGGTGTCGAGGGTGCGCGCACGGCCGCGCCGCGACGGGGGAATGAGAAGAGGTGCTGGCCCGTGTGGGCACAGCACCTCAATCTGAGTGTTTAGGATTCGGGATTTGTCAAGCGTTGTCAAGCACCGCGTCCGCGGCGGGTTGTGGTGTGCCAACGTATCTCGGGGGTGCGACCGTCGATGTGGTCACCACTGTGGCCGGGGTCCTTGCTGCATACGTAGGGGCGGCCGGCGAAGTGCGACGGCCAATAGGTGTCGCCGCAGATCGCTGGTTCCGGGACAGTGGACGTGCTCAAGTTTGGCTCTCGCGTCTGGTTAACGAGCACGGCGCCGCACCCGCAGGTCAGAACACGGATCGGCGCCCGGTCCTCGAACTGGTGCGACGTGTCCAGCTCAAACCGCCACCCCTCATGCTGCTCGTGGGCGGTGCCGAGTTTCGCGTCGTGGGCGAGTACGCAGATCTCGGTGGCGATGTGGTCTTGCCATTCCTGCGCGGTCACTCGGTCACCCACGTTGTGCCGTGCTGCCCGTCGCGGTGGACGCCAGTGTGGCCGGCCGGTTCGGTGCACGCGTACTTCCCGACGTACCCGTCGAACTTGTTCCCGCACACCGCGACGGGGCTGTCGCCGCACAGCTCGGCGGGTGCGTCGTCGGCAGGCTGGTCGCCGTAGCCGGCGCGGGTGAGGACGGTACGCGCGTCGTCGACCATGTCCTCGTAGCTGCGGTCGCCGCTGGTGTCGGGTGCGGTGGTGTCGGCGAGTCGGCGCAGCACGCCGTCGAGTGCGGCGACACGCGCCTCGGCCTGCTCGGCACGTATCCGCACGTTCACAACGTCGTCACGCCAGGCGGCGGCGGGTTGCGGTTCGATGTGCCGTTGCAGTGCGAGCCATTCGTCGTGTGCGTCGAGCACGGCGTCGAACCATTCGGCGTTGTCGTCGCCGAGCACGAACTCGTCGTCGTCGGTGACCAGGCCGCCGTACGCGTTGTCGACCTGCTCTCGCACGAATGCGCGGCGGTCGTCGAGCAGCTTGCCGTACGGGTTGTCGAGTTCGTCGTCGTCGGGGTCGCCACGTTTAGCTGCGATCATGCCGTCGCCGTGCCCTTCGGCGTACGCCTGCCGCATCGCGTCGAGGTGGTTCGGTGCCGCCGCCGCGGCTGGTGCGTTGGGGTGGCCGGTGATAGTGAGGATCTGTCGTAGCGTGCCGCCGATGACGTCGGCGATGTGGTTGAGTGCCTGCTGCACCTCGGGTGTAGTGAACTGCCACGACACGCCTGATGGTCCGGCGGGCGGGGTGTCTGGCTTCTCGGTGTGGTTGCGGGGGCCTGGTGTGGTCATGAGGTTTTCCTTTGCTGTCGTCGGTCTTGTTGTTGTCGGAGTCGGTGGAAGACGTCGCCGGCGCGGTAGAGCTTCTGGCCGTCGCGGGTGCGGCCTCGGACGGGGAGGCGTTCGCGGCGGCGGTAGGCCATGTCGTGCACGGTTTTCGGTTTGATGTCGATCTTGAAGCGGTCGCGGACGACGTCGACGAGTTCGTTGGCGGTGAAGAATCGGCCTTCGAGTTCGGTGTCGACGAGGTGCCGTTGGTACGTGGTGGTGACGACGTTGTGGCACTTCTTGCAGGTGAGGGAGTCGCCGCCGCGGGACCACAGGGATTGGCCGCACATCTCGCAGTAGCCGTGGAAGTGGGGTCGGACGGGTGTGTCGATGGCGGCGAATGCGGATTTGTGGGCGGCGTTGATGGTGGTGGCGATGTGGGTCGCGTTGTCGCACACTGCGAGTGACCGGATGCGGCGGGTGAGCCAGAGCGCGAGGTAGGGGGATCGTCGTTCCCCTGGCCAGGCGAGGCCTCGTTGGGTGCAGACGGACAGGACGGCTTCGCGGAGTGCGCCGTGGAGTTCGCGTGCCGCTTCGGCGGCGTCGTCGTCGTACGGCATGGGGCCTTCGCTGTCGGCGCGTTTCCCCGAGACGCGTTCGCTGTTGTCGCGGAATGCGGTGTCGCGGATCAGCGTGGCGTCGAGGTCTTCGGACAGCCAGGAGTGGATGTCGGTGAGTTTCTCGACGAGGCGGTCCTGGGCGTTGCGGTCGAGGCCGGCGTCGACGGGCTGGGTGTTGTTCATCAGTCGACGTACTCCAGCTCGTCGGCCGCGAATAGCAGGCGATCCCCGACGTGATGGTGTGGGTGACCGTTCGGGTGGGTCAGTTCCACGCAGATCGTGAGCGTGTCGACGTAGTCGTCCGGAGAGTGGATTTCGACGACCTTCCCGGCGTTACCGATCAACCATTCCGGTTCGATGAAGTCTTTGGGCGCTCTCGCACAGACGACGCGATGGCCGACTGCGAACACTGGGCTGGGCTGGGTCACTCTATTCTCCGTTCTCGCCGTGGAATTCGAGCCTGGTGTCTCGTTGCGACTGGTCTGCGTATCGGGTGAATGCTCGGTCGCGTTCGACGCGGAGGTTCTCGGAGTAGACGGTGATGGCGGGCCGGTCGGGTTCGGGCTCGCGCACGGGGATCGGGGTGCAGTCGCAGGTGTCGGCGGCGGCTGGGATTTCGAGATGGCAGCGCGGGCAGACGGTCACGCGTTCTCCTTGGGCCAGTCCACGGATGCGAGGCCGTTGTGCTGCCAGGTCCCGACGTCGAACGGGAGTGTCCAGCCGGTGTGGAGTGCTCCCATCGATGCGAGGGTGAGGGCGTCGGCTTCGTCGTGGTTGCGGACGCGTTGCTCGAGGTGGCCGTCCCACTGGGCGCGGACGGCGGTGGTGACGCGTGCCTTGCGGTCCTTCGGGTCGAGGCCGCGCACGACCTTGCCGGTGGCCCACTTCTCGCGGGTCGCTGGATTCACGACGGCGACGGGGATTCTCATCTGGTCGAGTTGGGACACGATGCCGAACCACAGGACCCAGCGGTCGATCAGCGAGTGCTGCATCTTCATGTGGGCTGGCATCTCCTCGATGACGACGAGTTCGGTGTCTCGGGGGATTGCCTGGACGACGAACCGCGTCTGGGTGACGATGCGGCGGGAGCGGTGGACCCACGACTTCGAGTCGGTCGATTGGTGGCCGACGGACCGCAGGGTGCGGACGTGCGCGACGTCGTCACCGTCATGGCGGGCGAGGATCGCGATGCCGGTGCTGGTGAGGGACGGGTCGAGGCCGACGATGGCGGTCATGAACGAGTCCGCTTCCGGAGACGCTCAGCCAGCCGGCTGGCTGCCCACGAGACACCGAGGGCGACCTCGCGAATCTGGTCTTCGATCCACTGCTTCACGGTTCCACCACCTTCGCGTCGGTGACATCGTCGGGCTGGTGTTGGGCGAACTCGTCGCGGACGATCTGGGCCGCCTCGCCGACCCCGGAGAGGGCGAGGCCCTTCACGGCGAACGCCAGGAGCGCGCGGAGCGCATCGGTCGGGACGTCTTCGGCGGACGGGCCGCCGGCTGGTAGCCGCCCGAATCCGTCGGGGTGTCGCATCACGTGGATGCGCCACTCGATCGGGGTGTCGGCGCTGTCGCTGGTGTCGACGGCGACGACCTTGGATCGCTTCTCGGTGCTCACAGTTCGGTCACCTGCTGCATGACGTCGCGGATGGCGTAGAACCGCATGTCGCACACCGGGCACACCGGTTGGGGTGCCCGCTTCTGCGTGAGGGTGCGGCGGATGTTGTTGGTGACGACCCGCAGGCAGTGACCGCAGAGCAGCGTCACGTGGTGGCCGCAGGTGTGGTCGTTCGGCGTCTTCGGTGGGTGCATCACGACGCGGTGGGTGGCGGGCGCGGTGCACACCACCTTGGGGCTGGCCGAGTCGCACGGGATGTGCGCGGCGAGGTCGGGCAGGTTGGGCTGGGTCACGACGACTTTCCTTTCGCGGCGGAGTTGGCGAGCTGTTCGCGGACGAGCGCCATCCCGCGGGCGGCGCGTTCGGCGGTGTGGGGGTCGTGGTCGCACACGCGGTTCCCGCGGTATCCGGCGTCGTCGCACAGGTCGCATGCGGCGATCTCGGCGGCGCGGAGTTCCGCTGCGGTGCGGGCGGCTTCGGACTGGGCGGCGGCGTTGCGTCGGCGTTCGCGGTCGGTCCACTTCTCGTGTGCCTTGCGGAAGTTGGCGCAGGGACCGCAGGGCGCGGTGTGGTCGGGGTCGTCGGCGTGGGCTTTGCAGCGGGTTGGTGGTTCGGGGTCGCCGTTGGGGGGTCCGATCGGGTCGGGTGCGGGCTGGGTCTCGACGATGTCGGGATTGGCCTCGCGCGCACGCGAACTCCCCAACGTAACCACCTCGGGAGGTGAGATAACCCCAACCTCAACCACAACCGACCCTTCCGGTATCCCTTCGCCGATCCCTTCCGCGATGGGTTCCGTTTTCCCAGGTCGCGTGATCCCTTCCGTTAAGGGTTCCCGCATCCCTTCCGGGAAGGGATCAGAGAAGGGGTCCGGGAAGGGTTCTGCGATCCCTTCGGACAAGGCTTCGAGATGCGTTGAGGCAGCACCGAACAGCGCATCCAGTTCGGCGGCGAGCTTGTCGCTCTTCGTCTCCGGGACTGGCATCCGTGAGAGCTCGCTCAGCATCACCGCGGCGAGCTTCGGGGACTCGATGTGCGCCAGGGCCCGCAGCCCCGACTTGAACGTGTTGGGCTGCTTGTACACCTGGTCGACGCGCATGAACGACCGAACCAGCACCTCGCCGGTGTTCTCGTCGGTGAAGACGTAACCGCGGTGCTCCATCCGAGTGAGGATCTTCTCGAGGTCAGACTCGGTCGGCACACCGAGGTCGGTCGCCATCGCCTTGCGCCAGCGCCGCATGTTGATCGGCTGAACGCCGGCGTAGTTCAATGCGGGCTGGCCGAGGAGCACCTGATAGAGCCACTTGTCGCTGTAGGGCTGTCGGGCGAAGTCTTCGTCGGTGAACATGGCGAACCACGACTTGACGTACTCACGCGCCACTCTGGGCCTCCTTGTGTAGTCGTGTCGGGCAGTCGGGGTGGTGGCCCTGCGCTTCGGGGTGCCACTCGCACCACAGGCAACGGCGGTACCGGATCCGTTCGGCGGTCGTGAGGACCCCGGGAAGGGGCTTCATCTCACGGGTCTCGTGGCTCATTTGTCGGTTCCGTCCGTGACGTCGAGGAGCGTGGGACCCAGCTGGGCTGCGCGACGCTCGGCGGCCTGCTGCTTCGTCACCACGAGGTGGCAGTCGTGGCAGAGGGTTTCGAGATTCGTCAGGTGGTTGTGGCAGCCGAAGCCGTAGCCGCGGCCGACGCGCGGGACGATGTGGTTCACCTCGAGCGCGCGGGTGCTGCCGCATTTCACGCACTGGCGGCCGTCGCGCCGTTTCGCCTTCTCCCGGGCGGCGGTCCAGTCGTGTTCGCCGCGCCATTCGTACATGCAGGCGTCGCTGCACCAGCGGGTCCGCCGGCCGGTCAGCTTGGTTCCGCAGCGGTCACAGACGCCTGGGGTGTCCGCGTGTGGGAGCCACGGGCACGCCGCCGCTTCGCGCTCGAGGTACTCGATGTAGGTCATCGCGCGTCACCACCGTTCGCGAGCTCCAGGAGCACGTCTGCGTGGCACGGCTGGTCCAGCGGGCAGAAGCAGGCGAGATCGCGGCCGCGCAGATCGCCAAGGTGGGCGAGCACCCATCGCCGGTCGTAGGCAGGCGACCATGTGGCGCCCGCGTCGTACACGTCCCGCAGTTCGTCGGAGCCCTCGAGCCACGCTCGGAAGAACGAGACGCACACTCGACGTGGATCGTCCATGTCGGCGTCTGCCGCCATTTCGACGGTGAACGGATTCCCGAATCGGCTCGGCCGCGCGACGCTCACGGCGCCCTCGGGCATCCGCCAGCCCTTCGTGCGCTTGCGCTGGATTCGTTGCGGCATCACCGATCACCTCCGTGTAGGGGGCACACCAGGCGGTGGTCGCGACGACCGTGCGCTGAGTCGCACAGCTCGCGGTCAGTCGGGTGCCGGCCGACGTTGCCCGGGCGGGTGATGAGCCCGCAGCGGCAATACGTGACGTCCAGGAGCGGGTTGTAGGTAACCGGTTCGTGCCGGTCCGTTGAGCATCGGTTTCGCACCCCGATGTCCTCGTTGAACAGCACGGGGATCAGGCGATGTCGGGTGAAGGTCATCACGCGACCCCCAGGCTCTCGGCGACTACTCCGACGAGGTCGCGCGCGGCGGGCGGGGTGACGGCGTTGCCGGCCATGCGGACCTGTTCGCGGCGGTTCCCGAGGACGACGTACTCCGTGGGGAAGTCCATCGCGGCGATGATCTCGCGGGGCTCGAGCATCCGGAACCGGACGTCGTCGATGTCGACGGTCGGGCGGTCGGCGTCGAGGAGCGACTGGTGCCCGCTGGTCGTGATGGTGCGGGCGGGCTCGCTCACAGGCGTCGAGTGCTCGGCGCCCGATCCCTTGGAGCTGTTGTTGCGCATGAGGAGTGCGTGGTGGATGCCACCTGCCGAGACCGTCGATAGCGGCATGTCGGTCGGATGGTTCTTCGACTGGCCCCGCATGACCGACACGAGTCCGTGGTGGTTGCCCGACGCGGTGACTGTGCTGAGCGGATCCGACACGGGTCGGTGCTTCGATCCGCCGCCGCGCAGCTCGGCCATGAACGCCAAGCCGTCGGTCTCGCGGGTGGTGCGCGTCGAGATCGGCTCATCGATCGGCGCCGCATTCTCGCGCCACGTCCCGCCGCACGGCACCAGTAGCCCGGTCTCATTGCGGGTCGTCATGGTGCGCGACGGCGCGCTGACTGGCTGAGCCTGCTTACCCTCGCGACCCTCGACAGGGACGAGGAGCGGGGCCCAGTACCGGTCGATCCCTGCCTGGATGCGCGCCATGGTCTTCGCGGCGAGCGGTCGGGTGCGATCGCCGATGCGCTGACCTTCGAGGGTCCAGTCGATGATGTCGGCAGCTGGGCGGTACAGCGGTTCGACGATCGCGTTGCGGCAGCGGACGTTTGGGCAGCGGTAGACGTACTGGGCTCGGTATCTGCCCCACGAGTTGTCGTGCCGCTTGAACGACTGCATCGCGGCGACCGGTCCGCACTCGGCGCAGATCGCGTTCGGGCGGACGACGCGGCCGAGGTTCGGACGCGGGTTCCCCTTGTGCCAGAACACGACGTACATGCGGTCGCGGGACTGCGGCGCCCCTGGGCCGAATGTCTGGGCGTGCATCGAGTTGAGCATGACGATGTGGTGGTCGTAGCCGACGCAGTCCATCGCCATCAGCCAGGCGCGGAACGGAACCCAGTGGAACGCGTCGACCACGTTCTCGACGATCACGGCGCGGTACTGGTGGACCTCGGCGAACCGCGGGACGTCCCACATGGTCGCGCGGGACCGCTCCGACGCCGCGTCGGGAAGGATCTCGCCGAAGAGATCGGGCTGTGAGCCAACTCGTTTGCGGCCCTTCGCCACCGAGTGATTCGTGCACTCGGGCGACGCCCACAGGATGTCGGTCGTCGGGAAGTATCGGGGATCGATCTGCGACAGGTCCGCGCATAGGTGGTCGGCGTCGGGGTGGTTGCTGTTGTGGGTCTCGACTGCGAGGTCCCAGTGATTCGAGGCGATCCGGACGGTGACGCCGGGGATGTCGACCGCTCCGGTCGACGAGCCGCCGGCGCCACAGAACAGGTCGGTGAGGGTCAGGGTCATGTATCGGCTCCTGGGTTGTCGCGGCGCTGCGCCCACACCCAGACGACGCGGCCGGCTCCGAGCAGGACTGCCAGGAGCGCGAGGGCTGTCAGGACACCAGTCGCAGTCACGAGGCCACCTCCTCGGTGTAGATGGACAGCTTCGGTCCGACGGTGCGGGCGGTGGCGATGTCGCCGTCGTTGCAGGCGGTGATGAGCTGGGTGAGGAGTTCGGCGCCCTGGGCGCCGATGAGGTCGCGGCGGACTGGTCCGTCAAGGTAGGCGATCAGATCCTTCGGAGCGCCGGTCACCTCGTGGGGCTCGCCGTCCGGACCGCGGTTGTCGACGTCGCGGAGACGCCACTGTGTTTCGCTCATCGCTGCGCCTTCCGGGTGCGGTGTGCTGCCAGCCGTGCCCAGCCGATTACGGAGAGCGCTTCGACAATCAGGAGCGCCCACGCGGCGACGAACAGCAGGCCACCGCCGGTGAGGATGGCGGCGAGCGCGAGGCAGAAGAGGGCGAAGTTGGCGACGGCCAGCAGCACGAACGGCATCGGTCAGCCCTTCGTCTCGGAGTAGTCGGGATGCTGGGAGTTCATGTGCCGGGCGACGTTGACGAAAGAGCGGTGGCAGCAGGGGCATACGCCGTTGGCGATCCGCTTCTTCGTCTTCGTGAGCTGACCTTTGGTCGCGGTCAGTCGGCCCTTCGTCGCGGCGTGGGAGGCGCGCTCGATCCGGACGTTCTCCTCGGCGTTCGCCGCCCGGCGTTCCTCGCGCTCGAGGCGCTCCCGGAGCTTCTGTTCCTCGGTCTTGCCGACATACCACTGGCGGTGCCCGTTCGGGCACCAGAACGCCTCGTGGTCCCGGAGCCGGCGGTTCCGCAGCTCGGTCGGCATGGCGAACTGGATCGAGCAGCTGCAGCACGTCTCAATCTCGAACGTCGTGACGTTCGTCAGGGTGCCGCCCATCAGTCGTCACCGTCCTTCTTTTGGTCGGAGAACGTTGGCCGGATGACCTGGCCGCCGTCGGGTTTCGTGTCGACGTCGCCGCCCTGGTCCTCGCCGTCGGCGGGTTCCTGGTTGATGTAGTCGCGCAGCCAGCCGGTGACGACGTCGTCGAGTACCTCACCGCGCTCGAATGCGGCGTCTTTCGCTGTCTCCCACAGCCGTTGATCGGAGACGAAGTCGAACAGACCCTTGGGCCCTTCGTCGACGATCGGGACCTTGCCGCGCTCGTAGACCGACTCGGCGTCGATGTAGTGGACGACCTTGTCCTCGCCGTCCTTCATCGTCTTGTCGTGGATCTCGTGGCAGGTGCCCTTGACGATGAGGGTGACGGCTTCGCCCTTGCCGGGTGGGTTGTCGAGTTTCAGGCCGTTGACGCGGATCTTGATGTACTGGCCGTCGCTGTTGTCCGGGTCGAGACCTGCGGTGGTGGAGGGCAGTTCGGGTGGCGGTTCAGTGGCGAGGGCCATGCGTGGGTCCTTCCGGGTGGTGGTGGATGGTGTAGTTCGAGTTGGGCAGCGACACGTTGCTGAGGGCGTCGACGAGCGCGAGGATCGCGTGGGTCTGCGCGACGACGAGGTGGTATCCGGCCGCGCTGGGGTCGTTCTTCGCCTCGGCGAGTGCGTGGCGGGCGTCGTCTGCGTCGGTGTGCTGGCCGGTCATGAGTAGTCCGCCGATCCGGTCAGCGGGGCGAGCGCGGACACCGAGTTGGCGATGGAGTCGTCGAGACCTTCCCGGTGCCCTTTCGCCAGGATCTTCGCCATGTCGTGCTGGTTGCCTGACGTGCCGTACTTCTCGGCGATCCGGTCCACCTCGGCCTCGTTGTCCTCGAAGTAGGCGACCGCGAGCTGCGCGATGGCCAGCTCGTAACCCCAGCCCTCCAACTCGAAGCGCTCGGTGCCAGCGCGGGCACGGAAGTTGTCCAGCCGTGCCCGAATCCAGTCCGGCAGATCGGCTTCCAGCGCGGTCCACTCCTCACGGTGGGCCTCCAACTGTTCGCGTTTGCGGCGATCGAAGTCCTCGGACTGGCGGCGCGACTCGGCGGCCAGGTCCTCGTCGGTCATCCGGAACCGCCACACCCCGTCCGAGTCCATCAGCCCGGTGATGTGGGAGAAGTTGACCGTCTCGAGCGCGAACCGGTCACCCGGAGCGAGCACCGCGCCGATGTCGGCCTTGGACCGGATGAAGCCGGTCGAGCTCGTCGTGGAGAACTCGTAACTGTCCCCGCGGTCGCGGCACTCCTTGACGGTGTACCACTCGATGGTGCGCTGTTTGTTCGCCCAGAACTCGGGGGCGTGCGTGGCCGCGGCGGTCATGAGATGAGTCCGCGGTCGTCGACGGTGCCGTCGGGGTTGCGCACGATGAGCCGCACTGCCGAGTCACCGATCGACTGCAGCAGGCGGATGCCGGCGCGGCCAGCGTCGGTGCGGCGCTGGTAACCCTCCGGTCCGGAACGGGCCTGCACGAGCTGCCCGTTGGGCGACATCAGTTTCCAGTGCCACTTCCCCGACTTCGTCGAGTAGACGACGAGGTCGCGGTCGGGGCGCGCCTTCTTCTTCGGCTCCTGGGCGGTAGCGGCGAACTGCGCGGCGTTGGGTGAGAGTTCGGTGGTGGTCATTGGGCAGGTCCTTCCGTGTCGTGCTCGGTGATGAGGCGCTCAACGGTGTCGATGAGCACCTGGTCTCCGTTGCCGGAGTTCTCTCCCTCGGCAACGAGCTGCTCGAGGGTGGTGATGACGTGATCGGCCTGGTCGGCGGTGAGGGCCGTGGAGGGATCACGGTCAGGGAGGAGCGCGGCGACGACGATCCCGCGGCCGGTGCCGTCGTCGGCGGTGAGTCCTGCGCGGGTGAACAGTTCGTTGACGCGCTGGCCCTGCTCGACGGTCGGAGAGCTGGCCGGCGTCGGCGCGGGTTCGGTGTCCGCGTCGACTACCTGCGAGGGTTCCGGTTCTGCACTCGATTCGGAGGGCTGCTCGTCGGTGACGCCGAGAGCGGCCGCGAGTCCGGCGGCGCCGCGCCCGCCTTCCTTCTTCGGCGGCTCGTCGACGACCTCGGAGTCGATCACCGTGTGGTGGGCTGCGTCCTCGAACACGACGCCGGAGAACGTGTCTGGGAATGCGTGGCGCCAGGCCGCGGCCTCGGCGCACTTGGCGAGCTGGTTGGCCGGCATCTTCTTCCACATCGAGTTCGGCTGACCGTTGCTGTTGGTCTGGACGTACTCGGAGTAGTTCGCGATCCCGACGTGCCGCTCACCGTCGCGGATGATGACGAACTTCGCGGCCTGCGGGGGGTTCTTCGTGTCGAGCCACACGTCGACCCAGTCGGTGCCGTTGTGCCAGTACGGGCCGTCCTGGTCGAGCTTGATGCCGAGGGCGTTGACGACGCGGCGGCCGCCGAGGCGGTATCCGTCGATGCCGACCTGGATGGTCCACTTCGTTTCCCACCGTTCGGGTTCCCCGCGGTAGCCGCCGGTCTTCGTCTTGCGGCCGATCATGTAGATCTGCTTCTTGAACGGGTCGAGGCCGGTGCTCTTGGCCTGGTGGAAGAACACCTGCAGGTCCCCGGGCGAGGCGTCCTGCACGCCGAGCTGGGCGAGGGCGGCGACCTGCGCTTCGGTGAACTCGGACTGGCCAGGGGCGATAGCGAGTTCGGAAGTGGGCTGTGTGGCGATCGCGCCCTGCTTTGTGGCGATCTCGGTGCTGCTCATGCTGCGGTGCTCTCCTTCGTTGTGATGCTGTCGGGGTCGGTCTTGGTGATCGGGTAGAGCGAGACGGAGCCACGCTGTCCGGGCTGGCGGCGGGCGATCTTCTGCTCGGGGTGGCCGGCGACGGCGTGCTGGGCATTCCCCATGGCGTCGAGGACACGTGTCTTGAGTCCGCGGTGCCGCTTAGTGATCGACTTGAGGTCGGCGTCGGCGGTGAGGAAGTCACGCGCCAGTGCCGGGTCGAGGACCGCGGTCGTCCCGTCGATGTCGGGGTGCATCGCCTTGACCGTCTCGTACGTCGACACCGAGTCGTCCAGGTCCGGGGGCGGGGTCTGCGCGACGATCGACGGCCACATCGCTCCGATGCGCGCGAACATCGCTGCAGCGAGCCGGGGTTCGTAGTCGACGTGGTAGATCTTCGGCATGCCGAACTGGAACCACACAACGATGTCGGCCGGTTCGGACGTCCACCCGGTGATGTGCTGCTGCGCAATCACCTGAGCGGCGTAGTCGGCCGGCACCTCACCGGAACCGTCGTCGCCCCACTCCTCCTTGTCGCGTGCGGTTTTCACCTCGACGACCTTGCGGGTGCGGCCGCGCGACGCCCGCAGGTCGAGGGTCGCGAGGTTCGGGAACGGCAGAGTGTCGTTGCGGTAGGCGACCTCGCCGCGCGACAGCCGCCACCCGGGGTTCTTGAACAGCCAGTACTCGCGGGCGGCGAGCTCGCACGCATGCCCGTAGTCGAAGTCGTCCTGCCGCGCAGCGGCGACCGGCTCCGGCTCGACCAGGCCGGCCATCTCGTGCCACACCGTGTACTGCGAGCGAAACCGGGACACACCAAGCAGCGCGGGAATCTTCGACGGCGACACCACTTTCCGCCACTCGTCGCTGCCCGGGGCGGGCGGGTTCTTCACCTCGACGGCGGTCACAGCGCCACCACCGATCGGATGATGTCGGACACCTGACGGAAGGTCTTCCCGCACGACTCGCAGTAGCCTTCGACTCGAAGCGTCTGCTCGATGAGTGCCCGCATTTCGGCGAGGCAGGTGTCGCACATCAGGTAGGGGCGCACACTGCACGTCTCGTCCTCGTCGGCCACGCCGTGTGCGACAACCCGCCATACAGCTGGACGTTCACACTCGTCGCGGAACTCGCACGGCACGTCGGCGTCGAAGTCCGGGAGCGCGGCGTCGATCGCCGCGGGGTTGATGGCGGGGGCGGTCATCGGGGTACCTCCCCGGCGGCGCGGATGGCGGCGCGGCGTGTGGCGCCGGACTGTTCGGCTTCGACGACCCGGTCGAGCCACTCGGCGCGGGCCACGTCGGCGGGGGTGGCCCACCGGTGGTTCAGCGACCGAAGCAGCGTCGACGCGGGAGCGACGTTCCATGACAGGCCCCGTTCGAGGGCGGGCCCGAGTTCGAGGACGCCGGCGATCATGGTGTTCGGCTGGTCGTTGAGGATGTGGGGTGCCTTGTTCCCGTACGCCGACGACACGACCGGTGCGGCGTCGGGGTCGTGGTGGGCGAGGGTGACGATCCGTTCGACGACGTCAGCGAGGGTGCGGGGCTCGGTCATCATTCGGCCCTCCCGCGTGCTTCGACTTGGCCGAGGGTGTAGGCGTCGATGTACTTGCGGGACCGGCCGCGGGGCGGCAGATGGTCGAGGGCGTCCTCGAAGCCGTCGAGGTCGCCGTCGCGCACCTGGTCGACGAGCTCGGCGACGTCGGTGAACGGCACCACGTGGAGGACGAGTTCGGCCACCGGCCCTAGATCGATCTCGGCGGCCATGTGAACGACATGGCTCTGGTTGGTCTTGTCGTTCGCAGCCACGTCGGTGAGCTCCACGGGCCGCCCGTCGCTGACGCTCGTGAATTGCCCCGAAGGGTTGATGAGGTCGACGCACCCCTTGGTGCTGATGCGGACAGTCATCGCCGCGCCCGGATTCGGTTGATGCGGCGTGACTTTCGGCCTGCCCTGTTCCTGGCGCGGCGGCGCTCGGTGCGGGCGATCCGCGGGTCTGGGATGAATTCCTCGGTGCCGTCGGCCCAGACGATCACCTGGTCGTCGGTGTATCCCATGTAGACCTGCGGGATGCTGCCCTCGCCGCCGAATCCCCACTGGAACTGGAAGTGTCGGCGCTGCAGGCCGTTGAGGACGGCCTTCTCGAACTCGGTGGGATCACGGTAGGTGTCGACGGTGGGCTGCTCGGTGGCGGTGGCGTTCACTGGTCGTCGCCTTTCGGGTAGTCGATGGAGATGACGTTGGTTTCGGGGATCTCGATGCGGGTGCCGTCGTCCTTGTGGACGGCGACCCAGCGGCCGTCTCGGAGGACGTCGCCGCCGACCGTCTGCGAGCGCGCACATTGGGTGCGGGGATCGATGTCCTCGTAACGGACTCGGCCGAAGGTCATCTGGGCCGTCCTTTCTGGCGGGCGCCACGCGCGCGGCCGCGGCGGCGGAACGAATCGGCTTCTGGGCAGGACGCGAAGTGCGGGGAGTAGACGGGCACACCGGCGGCGCGCATACCGGCGGCCTGCCCGGGGGTGACGACAGTCGCGCGGGGCTGCTTCTCGCCGTCCTGCAGCGGCGCGATCGACAGGTTCCCGTCCGGGCGCGGTTTGTGGTCGACGGGCATCGACCGGCCGTCACGTGAGACGGCGAAGAAGATCAGCTCCGAGCAGCCGCGGCACCGTTTCAACTGGCCGGGGCCGGGCACGAACACTGTCGCGTTGATCGAGTTCATCGAGCACCGCCTGTCGGCGGCACATACCGGACGTAGAGGCTGGGGGTGTCGGCGCCGGCCTGGCGGAGAGCGGCTTCGAACCCGCGGGGGAATCCGCCGGTGGCGCGACGGATCTGGTGCCGGAGCGCGGTCGGGGTGGAGTCCTCGCCCCCGGCGGCGTTGTACCGAACCCACTGGCCAGGGTGTTGGAGGCAGAACGACACCAGTTCTTCGCGGACGGCCGGGATGCCGTGCTGTTTGCTGGGTGGCAGTTCGGCGAGTTCGAATGCGCGGCGCCCGTTCGCGATCCGTAGGTGACGGTTGCGGTCGGCATCGGGCATAGCGTCGTCGGGGTGCGGGCCGCCACGACGCTCCGCGCGCTGGGCGCGGCGCTCGTCAGCCCCCCAGTGCTGGCGGTCGATGTCGGCGAGGCTCACAGCGCCACCTCCGTCGCGAGGTCGTGCCGGCCGACGAGGTAGACGAACTCGACGTCGTCGTCGCACCCGTACTCGAGGTGCAGGGTGGGGATGCCGTCCTGGCACGCCCGGTGGTAGGCGGGGTAGTCGACGACCGTCCACGACCAGCCGTCCGGGCAAGGCATCGTTTCGGCCTGGGTAAGGAAGCCGGCGCGGATTCGTTCACCGACAGACGCGGGCTCGGTCACCATTTCCAGTCCCCCCGCTCGATCCGGCCGAGGGCGGCGGTGACAGCGGCCGCAAGGGTGTCGGCGGTTTCGGTGATGTCGCCGCGGGTCGCGATGACACTCACCCGGTACTGAGGAAGTGACTCATCGTCGTCGTGAGAGCGCATGCGCGAGACCACGGATCCGCAGATCGCCGGGTCGTCGTCGCAGCGCTGGTCGAGGCTGTCGAGCAGCGTGGCCGTGTCGTTCACTTGGTCACCTCGCCGCATCCGGCGTCGCCGAAGTCCTTCCAAGGAACGAACTGTTCGACCTCGCGTGTGTACGCGCCACGAGCGGTGTCGGACCACGGCACCAGGCGCTTGCACCAGAATCCCCACGAGCGTGTGCGCCGACCGGTGACGATGACGGTCCAGGCGGGTTGCTCGTCGTTCTCCCGGCCGCTGCCCTCCGGCCCGCCAGGCAGCTCGACACGATGCCGATGCGTCGCCGCCCGGTACGCCAGCGAAGGCGCGCCGCGCCACCGCACACCGGTCTTGGTGTGCTCGTAGTAGCCGCCCCGCAGGATCAGCGACACGAACCACCACGGGTGGTCGTGCAGTGCCCGGTCGTCGTCGGAGCGGAGGAACTGGTGCAGGTAGACGTTGATCAGCGGGTTTCGCGGGATCAGGTACCAGCGCCGCAGGTACGGATTATCCGGCCCACCGATCACCTGGTGCGGGTGACCAGACAGGAGACGCCGGAACCACTCTCGGTTGGTCGGCAAGTAGCTCGTCGCGCTCATCGGTCCCAGTCCTCTCGGTTGAGTCGGTCGCGGGCGCGGTCGAGGATCTCGTGAATGTCGCCCCGTTCGGTCAGGCGTTCGCCGGTGCGCTGGTTGGTGATCGCGACCCGCAGCGCAGGCTTGCCGACGAGGGACTGCTGGACGATCGCGACGTCGACGCCTTTGCGGGCGCAGGCGATCCCGAGCTGTTCGAACGCGCGGCCCAGCTTGAGACGCCGGTTGGCGATGTCGGCTGCGGTCGGCGTCTCGGCGATGTTCGACGGAATGTTGGCGCTGTCGTAGCGCGACGCGGAGGTCACTGCGCTGACCCTGACCGGGCGACGATGTAATCCAGGGTGGTCTGCAACGCGGCGACGAGGTCGTCGTCGTGGTAGCGAGTCACAGAGAGCGTCGCCGCGTTATCTCGACGGTCGGGACCACGAACAGTGAGGGTGAACTCGTCGCCGTAATCGCCCTGCCGGAACTCGGGATACCGATCTGACGGTAGGCCGATGACCGACACCCAGGCGAACGCACCTCCCTCTTCGTCGGGAATCGGCTGCACCGACCCGTTGACGCTCACCTCGGGGTGCAGACCGCGGATGCTACGAATCAGCTCGACCGCACCGGCGCTCACTGGTCGGCCTCGACGATCTCGCCCTTGCGGACGGTCAGGGCGTGGGCGTCGACGTCGCGGGCGAACGCGCCGCGGCACAGATCCGCGAGCACGATGACGCCAGCGCCAACGAAAAATGCCGTCAGAGTGCAGAATCCGAGATTCCGGAGAACGAATTCGAAGAACATGGGCTGGGCTTTCTACTCGAGTTGTGTAGAGGGTTCTCTCGCCGCCCGGCTTCCCCGTCGAACACGACCGGGCAGCGAGAAGATCAGAGGTCAGGCAACTTTCGCGATGAGGCGTGCGATGGCTTCAGCACCGCGTGGGGTGATCTTGAGCGTGTGCATGACCTCGGAGCCGCGGAACCGGGGAGCTTCGTGGGTCTCGACGCGCCGGAAGTACCGCTTCTTGTCGGCCTTCTCCGAGTAGCGGCGGCGTTCGATCTTCTTGCCGTGGCTGTTCGACCAGCGCGAGTCGGTCTGGACGTAGATCCAGTCCCGCTCGATGAGGAGCTCACGCAGCTGCTTCTCGGTGATGTTGCAGGTGGAGGCGACGGTGGAGAACGACAGCAGGTCGGCGTCGGTCACGTAGGTGTCGACGTATGCGATCTTCGGGGTATTGGCGGTGATCGTCTGCTCGAGTTGGAAGATGCGGGCCTCGCGCTGCTCAAGCACCTTCTGCGATTCGATCAGCGCTGCAGCGATCAACTCAGGACCCTCGAGCGCGGGGGCCGGCCGGCGGGTCTCGGCCTCCCGAGTCCGGACCGCGAAGTACGCCTGCGCCGCAGCGACCTCCGGCTTGCGAGGGTCGCCGTTCATCGCGACCAGGTAGGAGGCGAACCGGGTGAGGTGGAAGTCCTCGCGGGGTTTCGTGCCTCCGGGGAGATTTTCCCGCCTCCGGGAAAATCCCTGCTGCTGGCCTTGATTCGTGGCAGTGATCTCGGCGCGCTCGATGGCACCGACGAACCGCTCCCACTTGTCGTAGCCGAGCTGCGGCATCAGGTCGCGGGCTGACCAGTACTCGCGACCGGCATCGCTGACGCGACGGATCTCATCGAACGGCGACCGGGTGCCGGTCGTGATGTCGTGGGTCATGCGATGGCCTTTCGGTCGGTGCGGCGGAAGACGGACTGAATTCGGGAGCGCTGAGCGGCGGTCGGCTCCGGCCACTTCTGCTCCTCAGCGCGGAGCGCGACCTCGACGTCGTCCGGCGCGTTCCCCGGCGCGAGGGGCCAGCGAGTCGGGTCAAGCCGGGTGTCGACGCTCATGCTGGAACCTGGCTGCTGCGTGCGTTTCGTACGCACCGTGCGGATTCATTGAGCACGAAAAGAACGTCCACAGGCACTGAAAGTGCCTCCGCAATGTTCTCGGCCAGCTGGGGCGTGCACGTTGTCTTTCGGCCGGAGCACAGGTGGGCGATGAAGCTCTTCGAGCAACCGGCGTATCGGCCCAGGCGGGACATCGAAAACCCCTGCATCTGCATGATCGCGCGGAGTGTGTCCGCGGACTTCAGCCTCATCCAACTTCCCTTCGGCCAGCGTGTGTAGCTCGCCATTGATCCTCCTCGGTAACCGTCTAGGTGTCAAGTAGCTGCGTATGATTCTTGCACGGTAGGTGCACGATTGGCAATAAATTACATGGGGGTAGTTCCGCAGCCTGCGTGTATGCGGCACAATCTGGGGGACGAGTTGGTACACGGAGATTGGCACCGGCGTGCGCGTAGGCGGTAACCGCATAGGTTTCGTTGCGCATTGCGTGTCGGAGGACGGGCGGTTGAACCTCAACCCATGAGTGAACTGTGGGAGATCATCCAGACACACCTGGACCAGACGGGGGTGCGCGAAGCGGAGTTCGCGCGCCGTATCGGGACGAGCCCAACGACCGTCAACTCATGGAAGAATCGCGGCGTCCGCAGCCTCCCGGAACGTCGGCTCCTCCAAGCGGTCGCCGACGAAATCGACGGGGTGAAGTACCGCGACGTCCTCGCCGCAGTACTGACCGACATCGGCTACGCAGACCCGTCCCTCGCCACCGGCCGCCGCCACCACGGGGCGTGGGAGCTGGGGCCGGAGCTGATGGTCCGCCTCGCCATGGAGGCCAAAGGGGTCGAGAGCGACGCCTGGACCGCATCCTTGCTCACTGACGACGACGACATAGATGAGATCATTTCCACCACCGAGGAACTGACACGCAGCGCCGAGGAACTCGCAGAGACCGCCCAAGAGGTCGCGAAGCTTGGGGTTGGAGGGGCTGCCTACCTCGAGCTGGCCGTCGAAGAGGAGCGTAAACGTCGGCGTGCGGTGCGAGAGGCCTCTCGAAGCGTCGGCCGACGCCTGTCCCGGCCCCGATCGGTTGCGCGCCCTTCAAGTAGCGAAGCAGAAGTTCGACCAGACGACGGCGGATTGCCGGCTGCCGCGCGCCAGGGGCTGGACAAGACGAAGGGCGAAAAGCTACGGGACGCGCATTCAGATCTGGGTGAAGAGTCTCAGGTCGGACTGAACGACGACGATGTATAGAAGTGCAACTGAGCGTGCCCTCGACGGTGGCGGGTTCGACATCAAGGCCGTAACCGAGATGGCTGACGATCTCGCGGCGGTCCGCGCTGACGATCCTCAGGCTTGGTCTGACATGCGACAGACCCTGTTGCGCGCTCAGCAAGGTACGTGCCGGCGAAAACAGAGCGGCGGCGTCGATCCCGACGGCGACTGGGATGCGCCGATGACGAGTTCGGCACTAGACATCGGCGAGCTCCGCCGTGACATCACGATCGATGGCCGACTGTACCGCCTGTACGTCCATGCACCACCGATGCAACCTGGCGTCCTGCTGCTCCTACACTTCGCCTGGAAGCCTCCTGGCGACGCAACTACGACCCAGAACGAGCAGATCGAGGAAGCGGAAGAGCGTCTCGCGCGGTGGCAGTCTGAGCAGGTGAAGTGACGCAGCCGATTGCCGAAACGAGAAAGTTGCGGTTAACCTCAACCTCATGAACGGATTCGACAGTCTCGAGGCACTGGAAGCTGCGGCGGGTATCGACCACGAGTCCGACGACGAGCGCCTGCGCAACGAGCTCGCCGAGGCCGATGACCAGCTTCTCGAAGATCTGGTTCAGCTTCGGAAGGACAAGGGACTGACCCAGGCGATGGTTGCCGCCCGTATGGGGAGGGACAAAGCCGCCGTTTCCAACTTCGAACGGCTTAGCGCCGACCCGCATCTGTCGACAGTTCGTCGGTATGCTGCAGCAATCGGGGCGCGAGTGTCGCACCAGGTGACCGACTCGGAGTCGGATTCCGCAAGCACGGTCCTCAGTGACATTGCAGCGATGTCTTTCGACATCGTCTGGAATCTCGCTAGTTCGCATGAGAGCTCGGGGACTGACGATGCTTCGACGCACGACTTGCTCGAGCGTTTTGTTAACTTCGCGCCTCCGATAGTGGTTGAGGAAGGCGCGCAAGGCGCCCGTGTCATCAATCTGGACGATCAGCGGCGCCTTCGGCGGCTCCGGCGACGACATGATCGGTCAGCTGAGCAGATTGAGTGCAATGGCTGAGACAGCCTCCGTCGAGCGTCCGAATACGGCGTCTGACCTACAGGCACTTGTCGGCGAGTACCGTACGCAGATCTTCACCCGGGTCGCCGCCGGGAAACCTCTGGACCCACTGTTCTACCTACTTGGTTTCGATATTTCGGAGGACGACGACATCGAGTCGCCGATTGACCCAGACGAGTCCGCGGAGACGTCGGGAAATACTGCGTTTATGAGTGTCGCCAGCGCGATACTGCCGAACGTTTTCGGTATTCGAGTAGGGATGAAGCTAGAGACCCAGGCTCATTTAGTTGCAGCTGAAGTCGCGGTCGAGTACCAGTGGACCTCCTCTGTCGACTACAGCAACCGCGAGGCTTTTATGGAGTTCGCCAAGATCGACGCGGTTCCAAAGGTCATGACTCTCGGACGGGCGATCCTAATCGAGACTGCTCGTGGGATAGGTTTCAATCCGACGTCGCCGTTCCCGACTGCGGACGCGGATACGCTCGAGCTAGTAGGGAAGCAGTTGGATAACGCACTCGAACAAGGAATTACAGGCTTGTAGTCCCTGATTGGGAGTAGGGATCATGTCGGTGGCACGCTCTAGCGTTTCGACCCATGACGCGGTACCACCCGTGGCGGGACGCACGCTGTCGACGCCACCTCGCAATCGAGTTCGTCGACGACCTACCCGCCGGCGTCCGGGGCCGGATCACCGGCGACATCATCGAAGTCAACCGGCATATGCTGGGCGACGAGCGCCGGTGCACGATCGCCCACGAGCTGGTGCACGATGAGCGCCGCATCTTCCCGGCAGACCGCGTGCTGCGGGCGCGGGAAGAGTTGCGAGTCGAGCGGATCGCGGCGCGCCGGCTGATCGCGCTTGACCGGCTCGTCGACGCTCTGGTGTGGACGCGGCGCACCGAGGAAGTCGCCGAAGAGCTGTGGGTGGACGTACCGATGCTCGTCGCGCTGGTGCAGTCACTCTCCGACGAGGAACGCGACTGGATCGATGAGCAGCTCCGGGAGCGGGGTGTTGCGTGACCGATGAAGACCGGGCGTTGCTCGAGTTCGCCGCGCACCGGTGGCACTTCGCGGGTAACCACGCCGCCGCGGTCCACGCCGAGTTCGGGATCTCCGTCACCCGGTTTTGGCAGCGCGTCAACAATCTGCTCGACGACCCGGCGGCGCTCGAGCACTCCCCGGTGGTCGTGAACCGGTTGCGTCGGCTGCGGTCTCGGCGCCGCTGAGTCACAGCCAGGTGAGTCCGATGCCCTCACCGATGGGGACGTTCCGCCGTCCCTTGCCGACGCGGAAGATCTGGACGTCGACGAGCGCCCGGACGAGGTCGCGACGGTCCCTCACGGCGAGCAGCTCCCACCGTTCCCGGGCGCCGGTGCCGGCGATCTTCGCGACGGCAGGGGAGTGCGCCAACGCTCGGACTCGCCCTTCGGCCCGTTCGATCTGGGGGAGCAGCTTAGCTTCGATGCGGGCGAGCGCCGCCGGTGTCACCTCGCCGTCCGCCGCCGCGTCGGTGAACGATTCGAGGCGCTGCCGCAGCGCGCGCACTGCGTCGATCGCGGCCGCGTATTCGGCGTTGTCGGAGTCGATCTGCCCGACGAGGTCCTGCCCTTCGAGGCGCCGCATCACCGCCTCGGTCACGTAGTCGTCGACCGTGGTGACGAGGCGTGCGGCGCAGAATCCGTCGCGGCACGTGTACGTCTGGCTGCCGCGGCTCTTGATCCGCTTCACCGTCGCCCCGCACACCCCGCACCTCGCGATCCCCGCCAGCAACCACTGGGGCTCGGACCCACGATGAGTGAGCCGGTGCGGGTCGGCGAACAACGCCTTCAACCGCTCGTGTTCCTCCATGCTGATCATCGGCTCCCACGTCGCAGGCCCGATCACCTCACCGTGAGTCCACCGGAGCCCCGCATAGGTCGGAGACTCGAGAATCTTGCGCAGCGTCACCGGGATCCACTTCGCTGGTGTGCCGTCCCGACGCGGCCGCGGCGCCGGCACCCCGCGGGCGTTGAAGTCGTTGCACACCGCGTAGAGCGACTCGCCGTCGAGAACCCGCTGGGCGGCTTCCCGAAACGTCGGCGCGGTCTCAGGGTTCGGCACCCGCTCGATCGACTGCCCGGTGTGGGGGTCCCGGACGATCATATACCCGTACGGCAGCTTGCCGTGGGGGCGGCCGGCGGCCGCGTTGGCGCGCATCGATCGGAGGACACGTTCGCGCGTCACCTCCACCTCCTTCTCGGAGAGGAGCGCGTCCAGGCCGGTGGTGAAGCGGTCTTCACCGCGGGCGAGGTCGTAGGTGCGACCGGAGTAGCTCCACAGCACGCCGCGTTCCGAGCACAGGTCGCGGAGCTGAAGGTAGGCACTCAGGTCGCGCTGGGCGCGGGACGCTTCCCACGTGACGAGGACGTCGCCGGGGGCGAGGATCTCGGCGAGACGCCGGTATGCGGGGCGGTCCTTGCGCGAGTATCGAGAGGCGCCGCGGTCATTGTCGACGAGCACCTCACCGATCTCCCAACCATGCGCTTTCGCGGTGGCCCGGCAGTCAGCTTCCTGTTCGGTGACGGATTTGCCGCGGGCGTGGGGATCGGATGAGACGCGGCAGTAGATGATCGCTCGCATGCGCCGGACAGTACAGTCCCATTCAGACAATTAGCGGATAAACCGCAAGAATGGGAGATGTGTCGCAGCCGCCGCCGAGCGCTTATCAGAGCTGGGCGAGCCTGTTCACGAGCTCGACGAACTTCAACGCGTCGCCCTCGCCGGTCCCGAGCCCGGAAATGGTGAAGCCGTTGGGCCAAGTGACGTCGACGTAGATGTTCTGGGCCGTCGTGCCCATCGCGCCGCCGACCGCAGCGCCCTTCCACCCGCCGACGGCATACCCGGCCGCCATCTTCCCGGCGCTCTGGTGGTTGTCCACGGCGCCGTACCGCATGGTGGCGTGGCAACCGGCAATCGCGTACCACTGATCAGAGTTGCGGCCAAACCCGATACTCACACCATTCGACACGAGCCCGCCGAACCCGGCTTTCACGGTCAACTGCTCACGCAGCTTGAGTGAGTTCATCACCTCGCGCGAGGCCTTCGCCTCCGCCTTCTTCCGGTCCTTCTCGGCGCGTTTCTGATCATCCATGTGGGCGAATCTACGTCGTGCTGGGGCCGATCGTGACGGGAAGGGTGAGCAGGTGCTCCCATTGAACTCGCGGTCCTGGAAGCTGCTTCCAGTAGGCGGACGTGCGTGCGGCGATGTCGACGAGCGTTCCGTCGACACCGAGGTGCGCCATGTCGGCTTTGAATCCTCGTTCGGCCTCTACCTCGTAGATTGTGCCGCCGCTCGCGCCTCGGAACGCGCGTGCCTGATCGATTGTCGCCCAGGCGAACAGACACTCCAGGCGGGAGGGTGCTTGTGGGTTCACTTGTCGTCGCGCCAGTTCCCATACCAGTTCGATCATCATGTCCCGGCCGTTGCCTTGCTGGGGGCACCAGTGCGACCAGACGTCGACTGTCAGGTATCGGGCACCGTGGCGGCTGACGTACTCGGGAATCAGGTCGGTACCGGTGCCGGAGTGTGTGGTTTCGACGACGGCTCCCTCGGACAGGGTGCCAAGTCGGTCGACGGTGAAGTAGGTCGGCATTGTGTGAGCCTAGGTTGGCCCACCGACGGAGGCGTCCAGGTTCAGAGCGGGTGTCGCATCATGGGCCTCTGCGATCGGGTTCTCATTGTTGCCTGCTGTGGCCGGGTCGCTTCCGCGTCGGCGATCAGTGTGTGTTCCTGAACCTCACCCGCTCTGAACTTGTGCCATCAGCTTAGCACGAATCGGCCGATTGTGGTCCACATTTGTGGACTCTTTCGCTTGTGTATTGTGGTCCACATTGGTAGACTACAATCATGAGCGGATACGAACTGACGATCACCACCAGCGCGGCGAAGGCGCTGATGAAGCTCCCCCGCGTCGAGCAGAAGCGCATCCGCTCAGCCATCGACGCACTGACCGCCGACCCGCGCCCCCACGGCGTGACCAAGCTGTCAGGCACCACCGACAGCTACCGGATCCGGATCGGCAACTACCGGGTCGTCTACTCCATCGACGACGGCGAACTCGTCATCGTCGTCATCCGCATCGCCCACCGAAAGGACGTCTACCGATGAGCCACTACTCCATCCGCGAGGCCAAGGCCAAGCTGTCCGAGGTGATCCGCGACGCCCAGGACGAGCCCGCCGTCATCTCCAACCACGGGAAGCCGGCCGCCTTCGTGCTCTCGCCCGAACGCTACGAAGGACTGATCGAGGAGATCGAGGACCTACGCGACCGGCTCGCCGTCCACGAGTCCCGCGGCGAGCCCACGATGTCGTTCGACAAGCTGGTCGCCGAGCTCGGCCTCAACGACTAGTTCCCGCTCCGCTCCGTGATCACCAGTAATCCGCCTGCGCTGAGACACACGATGATCGCGAGGACGTCGAACAACATGGTCCTTGGACGCAGCCGACGACCGGACGGTTCCCTGCCACAGTGGTCCCGTGATCGATCGTGACGTGCTACGCGCCGCATCCGAGGCCGTGCGGGTGGTGATGCGCCGACATCAGGCGAACCGGCATCTACTCACCGATGGCGGGTGGGCGGCACCGGACCCCGAGCTGGAAGCGCTGGGGGTGGAGTGCGACGAGGTGCTCTATGGCCTGCGCGTCGAGGCGCCCGACCTTGTCGACCGGCTGGCCGCGGTACTCGGCGACGACTGGGAGCCTTGATCGGTTGTATATGACGGCGGGCGACAAACCCCTGAATAATATTCGGGCGAATGTCGCGCCCCGCCCACATTCAGCGTTATGGGCGGGTGGTGAGGGGCGGATTTGGCCAGAGGGCGCAGCCTTGGACAATCGTTGCGCCAGTGTGGCTACGTCCGTCGATGGAGTTCAACTCAGGACGAGCCACGGCTTCAGCGACAGTCAGGGTAGAGCCGTAGTTTGGTGTCACTACTAGGCTCATCCCCCGCAGCGCGAGGTTGCAGCCAACAATATGCAGGCGATGCTTTTCGGGGTCGGCCGTCTCCATGGACTGATCAATGATCAGCGTGTCTCCCAGTAGCCCCGTCTCGGTCGGCTTTTGGTGTAGCCCAGAGAGGTTGCGGCCCGTGTATCGCTGCAATGCGGCGCGCAGAACCTCCGAGATCGTGATGCCCTCGGCTTCCGCCTGAGATGCGGCGGCTTCCCATAGTTCGTCTTCAACGCGGACGGTGCGAGCTGTTGATGCCATGCATACATGGTGCATGCACGCGTGCAATACGTCAAGCAATACACTTCACGTTATGGGCGGGAGTAGCACCACGAATGCTGTGTCTGTGGAACGATGCGACACCGTGAACGTGTGGAGAATCGAAGAGATCGCTGACGGCAGCTACCGCTTCTACGGGATTCCGTCCCAGGCTTTCGGTCAGGTGCGCATTGAGGGCACCGTTGGATCGATACCGATCCCCGGTCCGGTGGACACGCCGTTCGAAGTGGATCTCCCCGCCGGCGAGTACACCATCAGCTGGCACTGGATGGTCGGCAAGACCGACGAGCGCTCCACGGGCACCTTCACCGTCCCTCTGCAGAGCAAAGAGGGGTACGTCGACGTTTCGATCACCGACTGAGGAACCAGCCCGGGTGCCGCCTCACCTCACGGTTCCGGGTAGGGGACGCCGATTACCAGCGGCATCATCGGATTGTTGTAATTGAGGAGCCAAGGCCCGCGGGCCGTGTCGGTCGCAGACTCTGGCGCCACCCACCCGTCCGGAGCCAGCTCCGGCCACTGGCGACGAATGGCGCAAATGACCTCTTCCGCGATCTGGCGCACGCAATGTGCCGCTATGTACCCGAGTGCGGGCTGGTAGTCGTCGTCGTCGAGTGAGTCCAGGTCCAGTCCCAGACCGGGATCAGCAAACTCCAATCCGAAGTACTCATTTGCAAGATCGTCATAGTGTGCGTCGATGGTGGGGTCCACGTGAGCCCCACCATCCTGATTCGCCATGGTGCATACGAGATCTTTTCGGGTGAAGACGTTTCCCTCCGTGGACCGGAGCATCGGCGTCTGCCACCAGTGGTTGACTCGCTCCCAAACTCCCGGCGCGGCTCTCAGCGGAGCTACCCATTCCCTTCTTTCGAAGGAAGGCATGAGAATACCGGGGGGTATGTCCGTGACCAGCTTTTTCCCGGCGAGATCGCCAGACAACCGATCTTCAAATCTGGTGCGCGCCTTCGCGATGTCCGTCTCGTAGCGAGCCGTATCCCAGAACCGCATGGTCATCTTGACCCCCAGCTGTCCGAGTAAGGATCGTGACGCCTTGGTGTCATGGACGAGAATGCGGATTGTTGTAGACAGGCGGAGAGCTTCATCAACCTGACCGTCGTCAAACGCTTCAGACGAACGTTCGAGGAATCCGAGTTGCCTCACCAGGTGGTTCATGAGGTTGCGCTGCGAAACTGGGCGCTTGGCCGTCATAGGCACATATTGCCGGAAGTCCCTGACGCTCACAGCACTGGCTTCCGTCGATCGCTACAGCGTGAACCGAGACGGCAGGTTCGCCGCTGTCGCCATCGCCGCGGCGCCCGTCGCGTTGGGGTGCGTGCCATCCGAGGTGTAGCTGTTCTTCCAGATCCCCGAGTCTCGCGTAGTCTCGACCGCGTCGGCGACGTCGACGAATCCCTTGAGCGGTGCGGGTTTCGACCTGATCCAGGCGTTGATTCCGAGGCGCACGTTCTCGCGTGCGGTGGACTGCTTCACCTGCGTCTCGGGCGTCGTGTAGTTCCCGCCGGTCGTCACTGGGGTGAGGGTCGCCTGGAAGACGTCGAGACCCATCGCGGCCAGCCCGTTCCAGATCACCAACAGGTCGGCCTGGATCTGGGCGATCGTGCGATCGCCTTTCACGTCGTTGATGCCGTAGCCGACGAGCGCGTGGGTGCAGTACCGGGCGAGCTGCCAGCGGCCGAGGCGGCGGTTGTTGCCCGGCACGTACTGCTGGGCGGTCTCGCCGGCGCGTGCGGCGTTGATGTAGCCGACCTGGTTGTTCAGCGACCGGCACACCCACCCGCCGTCGGTGGTCGGTTCGGCGCTCGCGTCGCCGACGCCCTGCATGATCGAGTCGCCCGAGATGTACAGGGCCACAGTGGGCTCGTACGGGATGCCGATGATGGCGGTCGGACAGAAGACGTTGGCGCCGTTATTGTCCGGCATGGTCCCACCGTCTACGGTGTCGGTCGCCGCGCCGCCGTCGCCGACTGAGGTGTTGATCAGCGCACCGATGGGCCATTTCTCGCCGAGCGTCGACACACTCACCATCTGCCGGGAGCGGAAGAACGCAGCCTTGATGACCTCGGCCGGGACTGGGTCGGAGAGCAGCAGTCCACCGGGCTGGATGACCGCCGACCGGGCGCCGTTGAAGAACGCCGGCACGATCGCGCCCGCGCTGTACTCGAACGCACCCTTGACGGTGATCGGGTTCGGCCCGTTCTCGCCCATCGCGTTGTCGCCGTAGAGCAGCTGGGGTGAGTGCGCGTTGGCGGTCGCGAAGTGCCGCAGTCGTGTCGCGTGCTGCGTGCTGGTGCCGGCCGAGAGCGACTCGGCCGGGATGGTCGCCTGGCGCAGGTTGCCAGTCCGCGAGCGCGTGGCCACGACGATCGGTTTCGGCGCGGCCCACTTCATCCGTTTGCGGGCGTCGGCCTTGGCCATCCCGAGGGTCACAGCGTCCATGGGTCAGGCCTCCGTCACGGTCGAAGAGATGGGGTTACCGGCGCCGTCGTAGGTCCAGGTCTTGACCAGGCCCTGCGAGGTCTCGGTGTGGCAGGTGCCGTCGGCGTTCCACGTGTAGTCGGTGCGCACACCGCCGGCGATCGAGTAGTCGACCTGCCCGCTGCTGTCGTAGTGGATGGTGTCGGCGACCAACCCGAGCGGGGCATAAGTCGCGTCGGCGGTCGGTTTGTCGAGAAGCCCAGCGGCGCCGATCCGGGCGTCGACAGCGGCGCCCGACTCAGACTCGGGATCAGCGATGCGGGCAGCCACACCGGCGTCGGGGACGACACCGGCGGCGACGTCGTCGACGATTTGTTGCGCTTCGTCGCGGGCGGCGATCGCCTGGTCCCGATACGCCTTCACCTCGGTGGTGACGAGCGGCGATTGGGGGCCGATGTCGTCGAACAAGTCGTTGAGGTGCAGCGTCGTCCCGACGGTGGGCGGGTCGAACGTCACCGACTTCGACGGCAACGTCTTCTTGCCCCACATGAGCGTCGGCTGCGCCACCCACCGGACCGGGTTCCCGCCGACCGTCGCAGCCAGCCGCACCCCGGGATTGCCCTGCAGGTCGGTCAGGACACCCGCGGCGACGAGCGCGGGAACCTCGGCGAGGGTGACGCTCTCGGACTCACCCGCGGCGCCGGCGGTGACGAACCCTGTGTTCGACGGTTTCGGCGCGAACACCACCTTCCCCGTCGGATGCACGGTGTCGGGGTTCGGGTCGCCGTCGACGATGCCGTCGTCGACGACGTGCGTCCACAGACCGGTGACGGTCATGTACGTGATGTCAGCCATCAGTGGGCTCCTCAGCGATCGGAGTGGGATCGGATACTGGCGGTGGTGGTTCGGTCGGTACAGGGGCGCCGGCTGGGCCGAGGAATCCCATGTTGATGACCTCGAGGAACTGGGTGTGCCGCTTCCACCGGTCTGACAACTCGGTGTACCCGTTGGGGTCGAGACCGTAGTCGTATTCCGGCTCATACCAGGGGTTTACGACAGACGCGACGAGCCGCATCGAGTTCGACGGAAGCCCCGGGAGTCCACCAGATCCAACGAGCACGGTGAACGTGACGCCCGGGAACTCCTCGATGGTGAATGTCGTATCGGCCATCAGTCGGGCACCTTTCGTCCTGTGAACACCGGCGACGCACCACCGACGTGGGTGATCTGCGATCGAGCCGGGATCGCGTAATTGGTCGTCGTACTCGTTCCGCCGAAGGCGTTGACCCCGAAGACTGGCTCCGTCGCTACCACCCCGACGCGAACCTTCTGTCCCGCAGCGAGGTACACCTCGGTCGGCACGCCAGATGGGAACGGACCTTCAAGCGGGCCGCCGTCGACAAAGAGTTGCCACGGCGAGTTTCGATGAGCATTGCGGACGTCGAACGCGTCGTCACCCGCGCTGTCTTGCGAGTTGTCCCAGTTCTTACTGGTTGCCTTGATCCGGTACCAACCCGATTCGACGATGGTGACCTCGCCATTCGCGACGTCGACCGTCACCTGGTTGGCCAGGTCCGCGACCGTGTAAAACCCCGAGGGCATCAGAGCAACGTCGCCGTGGGACACGGACAGGGCGACGCCAGTTCCGGATCCGCGACGCAACCGCCACGCGGGGGTGGTCACCGCCCCCCCTGGCGGGAGCCAGTCGGCCATTGCCCACGACGCGACGCGGAAGCTGGCCTGGTCGTACAACAGTCCATTGAGGTACTCCTGGGAGAATGCGGCGTGGCGGAATGCCGCGCCCTTCGACACCGACGCGCTGACGTCGGTCCACGACAGGATCACGATTCCGTTGAGCAGCACGTAGTAGTTGTCGCCGTGGCAGCGGAACCGGACGATGTCGCCGGACTTCGTGTTCGGGCTGATCGTGGTCCACACGGTCGTCGTGCCGCCGGAGATGCGGCCGATCCTGATGCTGCCCGGACGGACCCAGCAGACCGCGCTTTCGGTGCCGGCCGCATTGCAGCGCAACCGGATGGTGGTCCATCGGTCCTCGGACCCGAAGATCTTGTTGCCCAGCACGACCGACGCCGACTGCGAGTCGGTTGTGAACTGGTGAATCGGCTGGGTGACCGCCAGGTGTGAGCCGTCGGGCGAGTTGTGGAGCAGCCCGGCGTGTCCGTCGTCGCCAGCGATGATGATGTTCGTCGTTGACCAGTCCGTCGAGGGCAGCGGTGTGCCGTCGGCTCCCGAGAAGATCGACGACCACGCGTAGCCCGACCAGCCGGGCGTGTTGGTCTCGTTGGTGATGTCCTGCAGCTGTTGCTGCGCAGCCATCGCGATCTTCTCGGCATTGTCGGCCAGCCCAAAGAGGTTGGCGACGTCGTCGAACAGCGACGCGCCGAGACCTCCGCCGATCTTCGTGCTGCCGCCGGTCGCCGCGGTCTTGATGTTGTCGACGACCTCGGCCACCTCATACCGGGTGCCGATCTCACCGAAGATCGCGTTCGCTTTCTCCCGCAGCGACATGCGGTCCTCGGACTGCGGCGGCGGCATCGTGATCTTCGGTGCGCCCCGCGACGGGATCACCTGAGTCGCGCCCAGCCGATCGGCCGCCGGTTCACCCTCCGGCCAGTAGTGGCGGTCCCGCCCCTCCGGTGAGGGTGTCATCAGACCGTGACCCGCATCAGCCGGATCCGCAGCTGTGCCTTGGTGTTGCGGATCTGCCACGAATTGAGGTTGCCCGCCGTCTTCACCGCCGAGGCGTACAGCGTGACCGCGGTGTCGGCCGGGATGATCCCCTCGGTGGAGGCTGGGGTGAGGTCGACGTCGGAGTGGGCGCGGAACGCGACCTCGCGGTAGCCCTCGCCGTCCTGGCCCTTGCCGTAGCCGACGAGCGGGCCCGACGTCGCGTTGTCGGTGCGGAGTTCCATGTCGATCTGGGTGCCCGTCTTCGACGACACGTCGACGCCGCCGACGAAGTCGAACCGGTAGGGCCACGGCTTCGCGGGGATCGCGACTGAGAACAGGGTGTGGCGGGTGTCGGTCGACGCCTTGGTGACGTTCGGGAATCCGCCCGGCCCGACGACGTACTCCTCGGTGATGAACTGCCCGGGCTGCCAGACGAGTTTGCCGTCGGCCTCCCGGTAGGTGAGGACGTCTCCGTCGGTGGGGTCGGAGTCGGCGGCGACGTCGACGGAGTTGATGACCGACCCCGACGGCCCGACGTCACCCTTGTCGCCCTTCGGCATCTCGGGGAGGTCTATACCCACGGCGTACGAGCCGGCCGACCCGGACACGCGCACACCGAAGTCCGGCCCTGCGACCGGGTCCCCGTCGATCGTCAGCGTCCCCGGAGTCAGCGCGGGCGGCGGCCCGACCGGACCCGGGGTGCCGTACACACCGTGGTAGACGATGAACGTCGCCCCGGACCACACGTACTGGTCGTTGGTGTCGGTGTTGCGCCATGCCCAGTTGGTGTTGTCCTCGCCGAGGACGAGCGCCATCGCGTCGAGTTCGTCGGTGGTGAGCTCGCCGCGGTGGATCGCCCCGGGCGGTCCGGGAGGCCCCTGTGTGCCCTCGTACGCTGGCAGCCCCAAGACTGCCCGTTCGGCGGCACCGTCCTGGCGGCGCCGCACGTGCATGTACGTTTCGGTCATCGGCGGGGCGCCGGCGGGCTGCGGGATCGCGAAGATCTCCAGCTCCACACCGATGCGTTCGATCGGATCGTCAGCCATTGTGCTGTCTCACTCTCTCTCGCAGCAGCTTCCATGCCTGGTCGGGGTTCTCGCCGAGCACCGAGATGCCGGTGACGCGGTGGGTCATGCGGGTCACCTCACCCGCGACGGTTTCGACCCCTACGTCACCGAGGTCAGGGGTCGCTTCCCAGTGGCCGAGGGGCACGAAGTCGCGGACCTCGTTCGACCACACGAGGTCTTGGGTGTAGTTGCAGACGGCCTGCGCGACGAGCTCGGACAGCGGGTCCGGGATCGGCGCGAACTGGTTGTTCGACAGGGGCGTGTTGCGCAGGAACTTCCCGAGCCGCAACACCGTCGGGTCGTCGAGCGCGTACGGCTTCGGCGCGGTCTGGTCGTCGTCGCTCACCGCGCCACCTCGAGTTCCCGTTTCACGCGGTCGGCGGCGTGGTCGAGCATCGACAGTCCGCCGATCGGCCGCCGGTTGTAGATGGTGTGCGTCGACCGGACGCCGAGACCGAGGTACCCGCGGGCGTCTTTCGCTGCCCGGTCGTAGCGTCCCCAGTTCCGCGGGTCCCACCACGCGCCGAGCTTGTCGTCGATCTCGGCGCGGACCGCCGGGTTCCCGAGCTTGGCCAGGACGTCGCGCGCCCACACGGTGCGGTCGGCGAGCTGCATCCGCGGTGTAAGGGTCGCGATGACCCGCAGCGGGGAGCGTGGTGGGCAGCAACAGATGACGTCCCCCGGGTGGTTGACCGGGATGACGCGCGAGTCGACGTGCTGGCGGCCGCGTTCCGGCGCGGCGATCCCGTAGTCGGCCAGCCCATTCGAGCCGGGATTCGACGGGTTCGCCACCACCACGCAACGCTTCACCTGAGGGAACTCGGCCATCACACCCGCGACGGCGAGGTCGTCGACGATGTCGGCGCCGGCCGAGTACCCGGCGAGCACGACGATCGCGTCCGGGTGCTCGGCCCTGATGATCGCCAGCTCGATCCGCACCTGCGCGCGGCCGAGCCGCTTCGTCGTCTCGTAGTCCGGGGCGTGCGGGTTGCGCTGCTCGTTGATGAACGCGTACGCCGCCGGATACGACACCTCGACGTGCGTCCACCCGTCACCGAGCCGCTCGACGAACGCGGTCAGCATGTTCCGGCCCATCGGCTCACCGATGCCGCGGACCGTGACGACGAACCGCTTCACTGCTCGGCCTCCGCCCGCGCCTGATGCTCTGCTCGCGCCTCGTCCTCATCGGCGGATCGCTGCGCCTTGTCCTGTGACTGCATCCGCCACAGGAGGGTCGCCAACACGAGATACGCGATGCCACACAGGTAGGTGTCGATCGCGCGTAGCCAGTCCCGGCCTGGATAGTCCGGGTAGTAAAGCGCGAGAACGACCTGGCCGATGAGCATGACGACCAGCACGTTCTTGGCCGCGAACACCTTCGTGAGGACCGACGACCGCCAGGGCGACCGCCAGAAATAGATGTTGGTGTAGATCAACACCGCGATGAGCACGAAGAGGTACCCAATATCGCCTACCAGACGCATCTACTGCCTACCTGTCTCGATGACACCGAATAGGGTGTCTGTCCAACGGTTTCGTCGAATCTCCGCGCGCACCTGCTGATCGACCTCGGTGGCCTTCTCGCTCAGCTCGAGGGCCCGCGCATGCGTCTTCTGGGCTTCCACGACGAGAACGCCCGCCTGTTCACGCGCCCGGGCGGCGGCTTCTGTCAGCGCCGCCTCACGCTCACGCTTCTTCCGGCACAGCCACTTCATGTGCCACCACCTCCGGCGGTCAGCTCACGGAAGGTCTGGAGCATCTTCAATGCCCCCTCGCCGGTCGCCGTGTTGTTCCGGATGGTCTCGGCCTGCACCGCGATCGTGTCGTTCGCCGTCTTGAGGGCGTCGGCCTGGCCGCGGATCATCTCGGCCTGCTCGGCGATCTTGGTGTCCCGCATCGCGAGGGCGTCGAGATGCTGCCAGCGCAGCACGATCCACCGCTTGACGAGTGCGAGGACGAACGCCAGCGCGACGACGACCACCAGCGTCCCAACGGTGAGGTTGTTGAGAGCGTCTGGTGTGAGCCAGGGGGGCATCAGTCCGTCACGTCATCTCGGACCGACAACACCTCGCCGTCGACGATGAGGCTGGGTGTGCCCTTTGGGCCGATGGGGAGCGATGCGATCGAGGTTGCGAGGGAGATCAGTGCGGCGGTGCCGGCGAGCCCGGCAACCTGCGTCCAGTTCACGTCCGCGAAGGTGACTGCCTGATCAGCTGAGACGACTACCGGGATCGACCCGACCACTGTGGCGATGAAGGTCCGGCCCGCCCGGATCAGCGCCTCGACGTAGGGGTTGGCCGCGACCAGTCGGGCGTCGACGAGCGCCAGCAGCACCGTCGCGAGGGTCGCCAGCGCTGCGGACTGCAGCGCGGTGCCCCAGGCGACGGACAGGACGGACACGCCGGCGACGAGGAAGAGGGCGAGGTTCTGGACGAACGTCTTGACGGCGCGTTCGGCGATGTCCTCGATGAACGTGGTCAGCGGTGCGTGGGTGGGTACGGACATGCTCAGTTCTCCTTGCTGTCGGTCGGGTTCTTCACGACGCCGAGTGGGTCGTAGAAGCCGGGGATGCCGAGCGCGGCGCCGATGGCGGCGAGCGCGTCGACGACGGAGCGTCCGCCGAGCTGGTCCCAGCCCGGGAACGACTTCTCGATGTCGACGACCTTCTTGCCGTCGACGGTCTTGAAGACGAGGTCGCGCGCTCCGACGAGCTGCTCGCGAACGTCCTTGGTGTCCGAGCCGATCGCCGCGTTGAACGCGCGGGTGAACTCGATGATCTTGTCGACGTCTGTGGCCATGGTGGTGCCTCCAATTCCGAAGAGTGTCTTGAGTTGTGCGATGGACAGGTCGGTGTAGTTGGCGTCGCACGGCCCGAACGGGGCGCACGACACGCGGTCGGAATACTGATGCGCGAAGCGCTGCGGGTACGAGTAGGACTCGCCCGGACGGACGCCGTAGTGCGGCACGACGAGCGGGACGTTCCCGCGCGACTGCCACAGAGCGGGGTCGGCGCGCGGGTTGTAGTAGCCGATCACCCGGGATCCGCCGAGCCACTGGCGCACTCGGCGGATCTCGTCGTTGATCTCGGCCGAGTGGTCCCGGTTCGGGATGGCGCCCTGCGAGGAGCCTGCGCCGGATTCGACGTCGACCATGCACACGATGCGCGGATCGATGCGGCCACCGCGGGTCACCACCTCTCGCCAGAGGTCGCAGTTCGCGGCGCCCGGGCGGAAGAAGTAGTACGGGATGACGATGTCGAGGTCGCCGCGGTCGAGCGCGGCGAGCGCCCAGTCGAGGTTCGCGGCCGCGTTCTTGTCGCGCTGGTCTCCGCTGTTGGTGCGGAACGAGAACACGCGGTGCGGGTACTCGTCGTTCGCGGCACGCTGGAACTGTGAGACGTCGGCCCAGTAGGTGCCCATCAGCGCGTCACCTGCTCGAGGACCGCGGCGAGGCCGTCGGTGAACGTATCCAGGCCGAGCTGCGGCCACCCGTCGAACTCGCCGGCGTCTCGGGCCCCGGAGCCGCACAGCTGCTCTCGCGCGTCCTTCACGTCCGACCCGATCGGCCCCATGAAGCCTTGCGTGAACGCGTTGACGCGCCCCACGTCGAGAGCCGCTGCGCCGACCGAGTCGATCAGTCGGCCGTCCCTGATCCGACGCCGCGCGAAGTCGATGAGCTTCTCGGACGCCCCGTCCCCGGCCGCGGTGCCCGCCCCGAGCTGGTAGTGCATCTCGTCGGCCCGCGACCAGTCGGCGCCCCAGAAGATGTTGCCCTCGAACAGTGCGAGTCCCCGGCGGACCTTCGCGATGCGGTCGGCCGGCATGACGCGGCGGCCCCAGGGGTACTGGGTGGCGTTGAGGTCGACCCCGGTGCCGGACAGGTGGTTCGAGGTGGCGACGTCGTTGGTGTTCGACCATCCCCAGTCGTCGAGCGGCTTGTATAGGTCGATGCGCTCGACGTTCTCGTGGTACCAGCGAACCCACGCGCCGAGCACCTCGGCGGCGTAGCCGGATCGCACGTGGAGACCCATGCCCGCGACGGTGATCGTGACGCACTCGTCGCGGTTGCACATCCGCCAACCGTTCTCGGAGTACTTGTAGCCGTACGCTGTTCTGAAACTCATTGCGGTGGTGTTCCTTTCATTCGCTGAGGGCTGCTCGGGTGAGCCAGGTGCCGAATCGGCGGATCTTGCCGAGGGCGATCGATCCGGGTTCGCGTTCGGCGTCGGGGCGGCCGATCTGCAGCGTCAACTTGCCGCGCACGCTGCGTGAGTCCTCGTAGGTGATCTCCTCGAGGTACTCGACCTCGACCTTCCCGTCGGCCATCTGCACGCCGACGAGGTCGCCGAGCTGCAGGTCCTTGCCGATGTAGTACGGGGAACCGTTCTGGACCGAGATGGCGTGCGAGATGTACGGTCTCGTCGCCCAGTGCGCCGACTTCATCCCCGATAGCGTTTCCATCGACAGCCCGGTCGAGGAGCTCTCGGCGAACGTCTCCCGGAACCGCCACGGCCCGGCCTCGTTGGCGCGCTGGATGTCCTCGGAGGTGTGGAACGCCATCACCGTGTCCTTGACGACACCCTCGAACGCGCCGAGTTCGAGGTTCGTCAGGAACGGCAGAATTGGTGCCGCGGCACCGCCGGTCGCGGCGACCAGCGCGGCGCCGACCGCCGCGCCGATCCCCGACAGAAGCATGTTCGCGCCCGTCACCAGCAGTGTGTTGACCCACTCCGGCGACTTGCCGCCCGCCGTCACCCGCGACGCCATCGCCGTGTGGGTGGTCTGCTCGTATTCGTCAGCGGGCGTGTACTTCCCGGTGGTGTAGACCGCGATCGGTTTGTTCGCGATCGTCCCCTCGACCTTGTCGAGGTACTCCTGGTAGCGGTCGTCGCCCAGGATCGGGTACAGCACCCACCCGAGGAGGTCGGTCCCCATCTGGATGCCGGTGCGGAAGAACCCGTCGATCGCGGTGCCGGTCCAGCCGACGGGCTGCCCCTTCTCGACGAAGTCGATGATCAGCTTCGGCCGGTCGAGGTGGATGAACTCGGGGAACGGCTGCGGGTCGACGTCGGGGTCGAAGAACTGGTAGACGATCTGCAGGTCGTTGGCCTGGCACACCTCGGTGAAGGCGGTGAGCGCCTCGTCCATCCGCCACGACGCCGAGTCCCACTTCGAGGTGTCGCCGATGAACTTGTTGCGCGGGTTGACGATGATCGGGTGCAACGCCTTCTTGACGACGTTCCAGGCGCTCGGCGAGAACAGGTTGCCCGTCGGGATCGAGAACAGCTCGCCCTGCAGCCGAACGAGGTTCGCGGTCAACGCGAGCGCGCACATGCTGGCCGACGGGCCCAGCCCGAACCAATACTTGATCGGCTGGAACTCGGCCACCGACCACGGGCACGGCCACAGCCGGATCCACGCCAGGTGCTCGAGCGCGCCGATCGCCTCGACCTCGTAGTAGCGCTTCAACCCCTTGCGGGTGCGGGTGAACTTCGTGATGAACCACAACGTCGTGTAGCCCGGGAGCCGGACGACGATCGGCCGGACCGTCGCCTTGGGCTGTCCGTCGAGGTAGTCGCCGTAGTGGTCATCGCACGGCAGGAGCATCGTCAGCCCGCCGGCCGCCGACTTCTTGTCGGTGAACTTCAGCTCCTGGTGGTCACCGGCGATCGACCAGATCGCCATCTCCTTGGTGCGGAGCTCGACGACTGCCTTCGGGTTCTTGTAGGTGTCCCGCTCGGTCTGTTCGTCGTGGGTGAGCGTCGCGAACGCCCCGCGGACGCTCACAGGAGCCCCTCGTACTGCTGGCGGCAGATGACCCACAGCTCGGTGTTGGTGTTGCCGCCGGTGACGGTGATGTCGACGCGCGTCACCTCACCTTCGGGCACGGGGTGGGTGTACTTGCGGCCCTTCATCAGCGGCCACAGGTTGCGTCCGGTCTTCGCCGACCGGATCGTCGGGCGGGCCTCGTCGGTGTTGATCAGGATCGTCTCGTCGGCCAGCACAGTGAACGGGTGGTCGACGTCGTTGCCGGCGTAGCGCAGCCGCAACCGACCTGGGCCCTGAAATGCGAACTGCGGCCACGCCTGCCACAGCGGGCCCGGGTAGATCGACACCGACCCCTTGCCGGTGTTCGTCGTGTTCTTCCACGAGTCGGCGTGATCGGCGGCCCGCGGGATCGGGTGCTCGACGATCAGCATCAGTTCGTAGTTGGCGGCCGAGGTCCTGCTCGGGTCGAACGGGAACGTCGGCTTGAGGTAGCCGAGGCGTGCGGCGACCCACCGCCAGCCGGTGGAGTTGGTGTAGACCGCGAGCCACCCGACCTCGTGCCGGCGGATGAGGGTCCGCAGGTGCTCAACGCGGCGCCGGAAGTCGTCCGGGTTGGCGCCGAGGATGAACAGCGGCACATCGAGTTCGGCGTGATCGAGGGTCTCGCCGACGTAGTCCTCGCCCCACTGGCGGGCGGCGGCGTCGAACAGTGCCTTCACGTCGAGGTGCCCGATGCCGTCGATCCCGCCGGTGGACAGCCACGCCCCGAGTTCGGGTGGTGCGGTCTTCTTCGCACCCGACAGGCGGACGCGTTCGCCCTTCGGTGAGATCCACTCGACGATCGTGTGATCGGTCAGCACTGCACGGTTTCTCACCAGCCACCCACCAGTTGGTCGGACCGGGTCGCGCGGCGAATCTCGCGGCCGGTCTTGCGTGCTGCCTCATCCGGGTCGGTCGTGTACTGGTTCTCGACCCACACCAGCGGGGCGTCACGGTGCCCGGACGACGACTGGGCGTCGTCGCCTTCGTTCGGCATCCGGCCGCTCGACCGCATCGCCGCGGCGCCGAGGTCGGCGACGGACTTGAACTCGGCCGCCGACGGCAGCGCCTCGAGCATCGAATCGATCGACGCCCACTGCGCGCCGTTGAGGATCGGTTCGGGACGCCTGGACAGGTTGAGGGCGAGACCACCCGGCTTGAGCCACCCGCCCTGGTCGTAGATGCCGAACTTGTCGACGAGCTCCGTCGCACGCGCCATCCGGCCGGCGTACTTGCCCGGGAATGCGCTGCGCTGCACCGCCTGTGCCGCCGCGCCCATGTCCATGGTTTCCCAGCCGGGGACCTTCATCAGCGCGTCGTAGAACATCTTCGCCGAGCGATGCGGATCCATCCGGTCAGCGACCGTGCCCCAGCCCGCCTGCCGCTGCTGGAACAGGCCGATCGAGTCGTGGTCGGAGCCGACGGCATCGTGCGGAAACTTCAACGATTCCGGGACGGCGGTGTTGGCGTACATCTTCATCGGGTCGCCCACCTCGACGAGCGCCGTCGCGTTCCCGATGATCGCGGCACGCTTCGGCAGACCCATCTTCTTCGCCTGCTCGGTGATCGCGAACGGGTACTTCTCCCAACCACCTGGGGCGAGGTCGGGCATCTTCGTCGTCGACGGCGTCTGCCCCTGCTCGATCGTCGTGCCGTCGCCGTACACCGGATCAGTCGCGCTGGGCGTCGTCGTGGTGCTCAGCGAGCTGGTGCCCGCCCCGCCAGCCGTGCCGGCCGACGCCGCATCACCAGGCCGCGGGATGAGCCCCGCCACCGCGTCGAAGATCCTCCCGAACCCGAAGAAATCGGCGGTCTCCTTGGCCATCGACTCGGCCGCGACCATCGGGGTATCCCGGATCGTCGTGGCGCTCGCCCGGTATCCCTCGATCCGAGCGGTGCTGTCCTCGAGCGCCTTTCGCTCCATGTCGTGGCGCTTCTGCACCGCGGCGAGCTGCTGACCGGTGAGCCCCTTGATCTCCTGCTCGTGGCGGGCGGTCATCTGGTCGGAGATCTGTTGCTGCGCCGCGCTGGCCGCCTCCGGAGACTGACCGGAGAACACGGCCCGGAACGCCTCCATCATGTCCTTGACGGTGGTGAGCTGGTCCCAGTTGAGGACCGCCTCGGGCTTGCCGGTCTCGTTGCGCACCAACGACAAACCCTTCGGCAGGTAGCCACCCTGGTCGCGGAACAGCCCGCCGATCGCCTTGAACGGCTGCTTCACCACGTTGGTGACGATCGAGGTGACCTTCTTCGCCGCGTCGTAGGCGCCCTTGAGTTTGTCGCCGAGCTTCGCCGCCAGATTGAACGCCGTCTCGATCGCCTTCGTCTTGGTGATGTCGAAGATCTGCGGCGGGATGCCCAGGCACTCCGGGGGCGGCGAGCCGACGATCGACGTCATGCCCTGCTTGATGGGATTGAGCGCCTTGTCGAGGATCTCGGAGATCTTCTTCTTGACGATGTTGAGCATCTCCGCGGTCGACGGGCCGCCGAATCCGTCGGTGACGAGGCCCTCGGGCACGACGTTCGGGTTGACGTTCTGCGGCTTCCACCACAGGTGCGGGTGATCCATGTGGTTCTGGGTGGGGCTTCCGCGGTCGCCCATCGGCTCGCGGCGCATCTTCGGCGGGTACCACATCGCCTGCTGCCAGATGGAGTGCTGCAGCGGGAATTTCGCATTGTTGGCGTGCGCGAACGCGTTGACCTGGTCGCCGGTCTTCTTGTCCGAGCCGACCATCACGTCGAGGGCGCGGCCGGAGGGGTGCTCCTCGTAGTCGTCCTGGCGGTAGCCGCCGATGTCCTTGATCTTCGGCCACAGCTTGAAGATGAGGCGCCGCATCAGCTGGCCGATCGCCTGCAGGCCACCTTCGCCGGGCATCGGTGAGAGCTTCTGCCCGGCCGCGACCGCGCCGCCCTTCTCGAACCGAGGTAGCGGACCGCCCTCGGATACCGGGCGCAGGCCGCCCGGTGTCCAGGTGAACGGGCGTCCGGAGTCGACCATGTTGCGCATCCGGTACATGGCGCCGTGGCCGCCGGCTCGTCGGACGTCACGCACATCCCACACGTGTTCGTCGGGCATCATCAGCGCGTGGACGGAGTCCTTGCCCCGCTTGGCACCTGAGCCCATCGGGACCGGGCCGCCGTCCTTGAATGCGACCTCGGCGACGGGCTTCATCGGGTTGAGGCCGGGCAGGAACCCGGCGATCGTGTTCCACGCGGGCAGCAGACCCTTGTTCCACACGGTGCCGAGGACGAAGTTGATCGGCTTCGCGACGAAGCTCTTGATCTTGTCCCAGGCGTTGCCGATCCCCGTAACGATGGTGTCGAAGAATCCGCCGACCGCGCTCAGCCCGGACTTCAAGGCCTCCCACGCGGGGGTGATGATGTTGTCGACGACCCACCGAATCCCGGCGCCGAGGGCATCCCAGGTCGGCTTGATCACGTTGTTCCACAGGAACTTGAAGGCTTCACCGAGGATGTCGAGGTGCCGTCGGAATGCCTCCCAGGCGGGCTTGATCAGCGTGTTCCACACCCAGCCGATGACGGCGCCGATCGCGCGCATGGCGGGACCGATGACGGTGTTCCACAGCCACATCACGACGGGCCCGACGACGTTGCGGAACAGGCCGACCCACAGTCCGAAGTAGAGCTTGGCGGCGTTCCAGGCGACGCCGATCACCCATTTGATGGCGTTGAACGCGGGGGTGATGACGTTGCGCCACAGCCACATCACGACCGCACCGACGGCGCGGAGCGCGGTCGTCAGCGCCGGCCACACTGTCTGCTGTAGCCACGACCAGACGACGCCGACGGCCATCTTGATGCTGGTCCACGCGGTGGTCCAGATCTTGCGGCCGATCTCGGTCTTGGTGAAGAACAGCACGAGACCGGCGATCAGCGCGCCGATCGCGACGATGATCCAGGTGATGGGGCTGGTGGCGACCGCGAGGGCCGCGCCGAAGATGCCGGATGCGATCGCGCCGGTGAGCATGGCGACGCGGTGGGCGGCGAGAGCAATCAGGTTGCCCTGCAGTCCAGCGGTGCTGCGGCCGGTCGCCGCGAAGAACACTCCCTGGGCGACCGACGCGACGGCCATGACGGCGTTGTAGAGCGTCATCGCCATCGTGATCGCCTTGACCGTCACTGCGAGGGTCAGCAGCACCGGCGCCATCGGCCCGAGGTGTGACATCACCGTGGCGATGTGGGGCGCCATGACGGCGAGGATCGTGGCCCACGGTGAGAACGCCTGCACGATTCCGGGGATGATCGGGGCGAGGTTGGTGAGCGCCTGTCCGAGTGCCGGCATCAACCGTTCGGCCATCTGCACGAGCCCGGGGGTCGCCTGGGTGATCGCGGCGCCGACCGACCGCATCCCGGGCGCGAGTCCCGATGCCGAGATCTGGCCGAGTCGCATGAACGCCGCCCACAGTGGGCCGACGACCGCGGTGACGTTCTGGATCACGGTCTTGACCTGGTTGAACGCGTCGGTGAAGTACGTCTTGATCCGGCCCGACTGCTGGGCCTGGACGAGCATGTTGGACAGCGACTTCGCGCCGTCGGTCGCGCCCGCGACCATGGGTGCGAACGCCTCCCCGGCGCCGGCGGCGATCGATGCGAGTCCGGGTGCGAGGGCGCCGAGCGCGGTGCCGGCCTGTGCCGCCATCCCGGACGAGGTGCGCAGCCACGACGACACGATCGGGATGCCTTGGGCGGAGTTCATCCAGTCGATGACTGAACGGGCGCCGGTGTTGAATCCGCCGTTGACGGTGTTGATCGCCGCCCCGATCCGCGGGAGCCAGGTGTCGGCGAGCAGCGGGAGTCGCTGGGCGAGACCGGCGAACAGAGTGTCCTGTCCTCCGCGCTGGATCGCGTCCCACGCGGGCTTGATGCCCATCGCGGACTCGACGAACGACCGGGCGTTCGTCGACAGCTTCGCCATCGCCTCGGCCTGCTTGTCGGCGGCCGCACTCGTCCCGGTGTCCTTCGGTTGGCGGGCGTCGGCGAGCGCCTCCTGTGCGTCTCTGGTGGCTTCGGTGGCGTCCCGTAGCCGCTCCTGGGCGGCGACGACCTCGTCGGAGCCCTCGACACCCTTGCGTCGGGTGGAGGCCGCGTCCTTCGCGAGGTCGTTGTTGTCGCGCTGCACCTCGGCGAGTCGGAGTTCGGCTTCTTCGACGGCGAGGACCGCGCGTTGGCGTTCGTTGCCGGTCTCGAATCCGCCCTTGGCGAGGTCGGCGCGCGCCTCGCGGAGCGAGAGCTGGGCGTCGCGCTCGGACAGCGCGGCGCCGCGGAGCTGTAGATCGAGGTCGCGGAGCTTCTTGCGGGCGTCGTCGCGGGCCTGCGAGACGTCTTCCTGGGCGTCCTTCTCGGCCTCGACGGCCTTGGTCAGGGACCGCTCAGCGCGGGTGATCTCCTTGGTGTTGTCGACCACCTTCGCGGCACTACCGGCGCCCGATGTGCCCATCTGCTTGAACGCGTCGCCGACGCCCATCAGGCCGACCTTGAGTCCGGCGATGGACGCGCCGAGCGCGGAGAGCCCCGCGATGCCGATGCCTCCGGCCGCCGACCCGAGGGTGACGATCGCGGCGCTGAGCGCCACCAGCGCCGGGGCGGCGGTGCTCGCGATGCCGATGAGCGCGGCCAAACCGACGGTGAGCATCCCGATCACGCGGGTGACGCGCATGACGCGACCGAGCGTGCGGACCGCCGCCGACAGCACCAGCACCGCGGCGGTGGCGCGCGCGACATCCCGGGCGAGACGACCGGCGAGGAACGCGACCGTCTTGAGCCAGCCGGCGAGTTTCGCCAATCCCTGACCGGCGAGGAGCTGCATCGCGACGGCGCCCGCCATCACCTGGGTGGCGAACCCCCGCATAATCCTCGACGCCCACAGGGTGGCGGTGGCGATCGTGCTTATGTGCCGGACGGTGCCGCGGACCCCGGCGTTGACCAGTCCGAAGGTGGCGGCGATCCCTACGATCCCGTTGCGGACACCGCGGACGAACCCGCGGCCGTAGGAGCGGCCGTGTTCGTCGCCGACGTGGGTGTAGTCGATCTGGTTGAGGCCGTCGTTGATGCCGAGAGCGCCCTGGTGGCCGGCGGTACGGCCGATGCCGCGCATCTGGGCGGCGAGCTTCGCCATCCGCGCCTTGACCGAGTTGACGCCGATGTTGCCGCGGGACAGGCCGTCGTCGACGCCACGCGCGGCGGATCGCCCGGACTCGCGGCCGCCGCGGGCGAACTCCTTCTCCATCGCCGCCGAGCCCGCCCGGGCAGCACCCGACGCCTCTTTCACCACAGCGGCCATGAACCCCTTCGCCGACAGAGCCAGGGGCACGTACACGACATCTTCGGCCAACGGATTCCACCTCCAATCAGGGAAAGAGAGACAGAACGACCCCCGAAAGCTGTTGCTGTCGGGGGTCGTTCAGAGAGAGTCGAGGAACGCCATGACGTCCTCGGACGAGTGGTCACCGCGGTTGCCGTACTGCTGCGGCTTGTCCTCTTCGACGTCGGACCACGGGTACTTCGGGTGCTCTTTGGGCACCTTCACCTTGGGTTTGCCGAGCCGGTTGGAGATGCTGGCCGTCTGAATCTGCATGAGACGCACCTGCATCCACAGCAGCTGCTCGATCCAACCCCACTGCTGACCGTGGGTTTTCGCCTGGTCGATCGCCGTCTTGCCTTGGGGCAGGTTCTCGATCAGCACCCGCAATTTGCGGAGGGTGATCTCGCCGCGGTGATACCGGGCGAGAACACCCCGCGCGTTGATCGGGTCACACAGACCCGGGTACGTCGCGTCTAGCGCTGCTTCGACTTCTTCGACGCCGCGCGGCGCGATGAGCGATTCCGCCGAGTAGGGTTTCCCTGCATCTCGTCGCGAATCTTCTTGCTGTAGTCGGTGAACGCCTGGTTGAACATCCACGACTCACCGCCGGCGGCGAGGAACTCCTCGTACTGGGTTTCGCCCATGAACCAGGCGGCGACGTCGACGTCGGCGCTCAGCGGTTCGAGCTGATCCTTTTCGTCGTCGGTGAGGAACTGCGAATCGCGCACGACCCAGTCGCGGCCCTGGAACTTGAAGGTGAACGTGTCACCATCGGTCTTCTCGACCGACTTGCCTTCGAAGTCGAACGTGTACACCTCCGTCTCGCCGTTCGCGCGAGCTTCCTCGCGCTGCGCGATGTAGAGGTCGAGATCGATGTCAGCCATGGCAGGCCCCTTTCAGAGTTCGGCAGGTCCAGTGGTTTAGCAAGGGTGCGGGGTGGGGCGGACCTGCCAGGGAAACTCCCCGCCCCGCACCCGTCTCGGGGGCTACGGCGTCGGCGGCACGTACTCCTGCAGGCCGGTGGTGTCCCAGCCCTCCATGAAGATCCGGCGGCGCGACAGCGCATTGCCGTCGGGAGCGTCCTCACCCGGGAAGCCGGTGACGGTGACGTTGTAGCCGATCATCTCGTCGGACTTGTAGGTGATCTCGCCGCGCTCGGTCACCTGGGCGGCCGCGAGGCAGGTGCGGCGCGCGCGGGACCCGTCGACGACGGTCAGCACCAGCTTGTGCTGCTTGACATCGGGCTTGCCCGACTCGTCGAAGAACACCGACCCGTCGTCGTTGAGGAACATGTCGTCCGCGTCGACGCCGTAGTAGAACCCGGCGGTCGCCAGGGTCGACTGCCACAGCGTGAATTCGAGCGTCACGACGGACTTGGTGATCTCGTAGCGGATCGCCGAGTTCTCCTGCCAGGGAACGAATTCCTGGTTGTCCTCGTCGCGGCCCTCGGTGACACCGTCGTCGGAGATGTATCCGAGGTTGGTGTAGCCGCCGGGCCCGGCGGTGGGCAGGTTGCTCATGTCGTGCGGGAGCACACCCGCGGTGAGCGATGCGATGTCGATGCGGCCGGTGACGCCGACGCGCGCGGCCTCGGCCTTGAACCCATCGATGGTTGGGACTGCCATCACGTCCTCCTCATTCTGCGTGTAGGCATGTGGAAGCAGCCCCTATCGGAGGGGTCTGCGGTGAACGGTCCTGGCAGGTCCGGATCTGGGGTGCCGCGAGGCGAATCAGGCTGTGTCGCGGCCGATGTGGAAGTGGTACTCACCGTGCTCGCGCTTCACGCGGGGGTTGAAGTCAGTCGCCCGGGAGAACGCCGACACCTCGATCACCTTCTTGATCTCGATGTCGTCACGCCACACGAGGGAGAACAGGATCCCGCGGGTGCGGGCGGCGTACTCGCGGGACTGCTCGCGGGTGCGGCCGAGGATGTAGAAGTCGGCGGCGAACACGTCGATGAGCGGGCCGCCGCCGGCCTGCCACGGCACCGCCCGGGAGCCGCCCGGTACGTCCTGGACGAGGACGACGGGCAGACGGTTCTCGAGCGCCGTCTGGGGCGGGAGTTCATCGCCGACGTAGGCCAGCGGCAGGGCAGTGTTGAGCGCCCCGATCACCTTCTCGAGGGCGTCGGGGAAACCGTTGTCGGTCATCGGGAGCCGATGGCCCTTCGGAGGGTGCGGCGGCGGACGGTGGTGGAGTTGCCGTGCTCGCCGTCGACGTCGGTCGATTCAACGTGGACGACGAAGCGGCCGTTGCCGATGGTGCGTTCGGACAGGGTGATGTCGGCGCGGCCGTCGTTCTCGGTCTGGTCGATGCGGCGGGCGCGGGCAGCGATCTCGCGGGCGCGGGCGCGGACAGCGCGGCGCACCTTCGGCATCCGGTTCAGGTCGCGGAACATGCGGTCGGCGTCGATCCGCACCAGATCGTCAGCCACGACGCGCACCGTTCTGACGACGGATCGCGTCGAGCTGATTCTCGAACCGCTGCTCCGGACCAGGCTCCGGCGGGATGTCCCCGGCAGCGTCAGGCTTCTCCGGCAGCGCCGCGACCGTTCGAACCTGGTCGACGTCAAGGGTGAGCGTCACGACCGCATGCCCATCCTCGGCGACCCCCCTCGCCCGGGCCGCCGACAGCGGAAACGGCAGATCCTTGCCGTCGAACACAACGACGTCGCGGGCGTAGTCGAGCACTATCTCGCAGGGTGTGGGCTGCTCGGCCATCGCTTATCCAGGTAGTCCATGACTTCTTCCGAGGTTCGGCCGCCACGGTCGCCGTGCGTGATTCCGCGGTCTCCTGCGGGAATCACTTCGACGTCAGACGTAATGATCGGGATCGTCACAGTCGGAATCGCATGCGGGTTGGCGATGTCGTCGACGTCCGGGCCCTGTTCGGCGATCATCCACGGGAACTCGACACCGTCGATGAACACCTTCCGCTGGCTGCGATCGATCGTGACTCTGTTCGGAACTTCAGGCATGGCAGGTCCTATCCGTTCTTGTATTCGAGGGTGAGTTCGACGTGGTCGACGCCGGACTCGAATTCGGGTGATGGCCAGCGTTTGATCTCGCCGACGACGTCGAGGTCGCGGCCGGCGTGGGCGACCCGGTCGGTCGGCTCGACGTCGAGGTTCTTGCCGCGTGGGGTGCACAGCCACCACACGGTGCGGGTCGCGACGCGTGTGCCGTTCTCGTCGGTCTCGTACTGGGTGCGGGGCTGCACCTCGACACCGAACGGCACCGGGAGGCGTTGCGCCCCTTCCCACGACAGCATCTCGCCGTCGGGGTTGTACTTGTCCGACACCTTGACCGGCCGGACGATCTGCACCTGCTCGGTGTAGAACTTGGCCATCAGTAGTTGTTTCGCGGGAAGTTCCAGCGCGGCTTCGGCTTCGACGACACACCGAGCTGTTCCCAGTGGTACGGCGTGAAGACCAGCAGCGCGTCCGGGTTGATCAGCTTCCCACCGTTGGTCTTCTCGCCCACCGTCGTGGTGAAGGTGCTGAGGCCGGGCATCGACGCGCGGGCCTCGTCTGATTCGAGGACCGACCGAACCACCTGGAACGACACGAGTTTCGCGTCCGGGTCGTCGACCGCGAGGTGCGGAACGTGCCGGCGGATCCGGCGCGCCGCCGCGGCGAGGAGCTGCTCGGCGTACACACGCTCGGCAGCGGAGAGGGGACGCCACTGCGTGACGAACTCCTCGACCGTCAGGAACGGGACCGTCCCCTCTCCACTGGTCATCCGAACTTGCCGATCAGCTGGTCCTTGGTCAGGGCCTCAGCCTCGGCCCGCTCCATGCCCTGGCTGACCGCGTAGTCCTCCCACTTCTTCACCGGAGCAGTCCTGAGGGGCTTCTTCACCTGCCCCGTCGACTGCGTGATCGGCTCGGTCTGCGCGATCGGCTCGGCCACCGCGGGTTCGACGCCAGCGACAGCGTCAGCCTGCGTCGGCTCGACCGGCCCCTCGGCCTGAGCGGCGGGTTCGGTCGGCTCGGCCTGAGCGTCGGCGTCGGCGTCGGCGTCGGCCAACGCCTCAGCCTGAGCGGCAGCCGCCGCCGCTTCTTCCTCGGCCTCCAGAGCCGCCGCCTCGGCCGCCTCAGCTGCGGCGACCGCCTCGGGGGTGATGATCGCCTTCGCGCGCAGCAACCGCGGCACCTCCGACTCCGGCGGGGACACAGCATCACCCTTGCGGTGCCGCACCCCGTCGGCGTCGCGCCACGAGTTGGCCGCCAGAATGTAGAACCCGGACATCACTGGATTCCGGTGATCCAGCAGGCGGCCTCCGGCTCGTCCACGCCGATCATGCGGATCTGGGTGGTGTCTGAACGCCACGACTCCGTCGGTCCGCCGTTGGGGCCGCCACCCTCGGAGTAGAGCCCGGTCGACTCGAGGGAGCGCGGATCGGCGTAGAACCCGATCACGTTGCGCTGGGCGACCAACGCCCGATCCAGCGGCCACAGCGGCGAGTGCAGCACGTTGAGGTTCAGCACCTTGTTCGGCAGCTTCCCGGTGTAGCGGATGTTCTGATCGGCGACGTTGCCGACGTAGATCTTGTTGAACTCGTCGTCGTCCATGAAGTCGTAGAGCAGCGAGGAGTTCAGCACGAGAGTGTCCGGCACGTAGCCCTTCGGCTTCGTGGGGTCACCGTCGTGCAGGGCGCTGGCGACGGTCTTCGCCGCCTCCTTGATGTCGGTCCGGATCTTCGGCGACGCGGCGTCCCACGCGGCGGCGGCCGCATGCTCGGGCACCGAGGCATCCTCGATGGCCTCACGGAATGCGCTGTCGTTGGCGCGGATCACCGTGTTCGCGGTGCCCGTCACCTGCTTGCGCACCTTGTCGATCTGGTTGAAGTCCCGCATCTCGCGCGAGACTCGCACAGCGGCACCGACCTTGACGCCGCGAGCCACCTCGGGCAGTCCCTCACCCAGGTCGAACACCGGGATCTCGCCGAACTCGGCGACGGCCTCGGGGTCGCCGTCGAGGAACAGCGGGGTCGACCGCTGGAACTGCACCAGCAGCGATCCCGGGTTGCCGGCGTTGCGGAAGAACGCCTCGCCCATGATGTTGTCGCGGACCAGGTCGATGACCCTCTGCGGAATCGCCCGCGGGTTGCCCATGACCTGATCGACGGTGATGTTATTGCCGTCGTCGATCGACACGACGGGGGTGTTTGTTGCCACGGGTCAGCCTCCCAGCCGGACGAGGACGATGTTGTCCGCGCCTCCGATTGTTTCGATGACACGGCCGACGATCTGGGTGATCTTCGCCTCGGCCGGGGCCTTCTTGACCGCACCCGCGGTGTGCGCGACGACCAGGTCACCGGCGCTCGCGGAGTTGTTCGACTTCACCGGCACGACGGCCGGCGCCGACGCGACGGCCACCTGGTCGGTGCCGACGTACAGCACACCGGGCGTCGGGTCGGTCTTCGGTGCGGCGTCGGTGAGCGCGACGCCGAGGACCTTCTCGGAGTCGGCGGTCGCCGGCACGGCGCTGCGCGGACCGACACCCGGGTGCACCACCTGGCCGCCGACGATGGCTGCCTCGGCGGTGTACGTGATCCGACCCTTCTCGAACTTCACGGTGATTCCGGCCATGATCAGCCCTCCAGTCCCTTGTAGGCGTCGCTCTCGCGAACGTTCTTGATGCTGTCCGGACCGGGCTCGGTCGAGTGCCCGACCTCCGACAGCGGTACGGCGGTCTCGTCGGGCAGATCGTTGAGCAGCTTGGTGGTGCCCTCGGTGTCGGCCTTCATCAGCGCGAGGAAGTGATCGCGGCGGGCCGCGGTGATCTTGCCCTTGCTGATGGCCGAGTCGACGACCCGAGCGTGCTCGCCCGCCACCTGCCGCTCGCGCGCCTCGTTGCCGGCGGCGGCCTGCGCGGTCACCTCGTCCCACTTGGCCGAATCGACCAGCCGCAGACCGTGCTTGGCAGCGGCCTGGTTCAGGTCGCCGACCGACGGCTCTCCGGTGCCGCCGCCACCCGGCTGGGTGTCGTCGCTGCGCTCCTCGAGCGCTTCGTCGAGCGCCTTCAGTGCGGTCTCGTCGTCCGCATCGGCGTCGATGCCGAGGCGCTCCGCGAGGCCTTCTTTGAGAGTGGCCACGGGGGCCTCCTTTCCTGACAGCCCCGCCGATGCCGCGGGGATGAATGGGGCCGGCGCCTGCTGGCGTCCGGCGTGGGCGAAGACGCGGAGATCGAAGTGCGCTGCCGCCTTCTTCGAGTCGTCGTCGGATTTCGCGGCGATCACCTTGTCGGCGAGGCCCGCCTCGACGGCTTCCTCAGCCGTGTACCAGGTTTCGGCCGTCATGGCCTTGCGCCAGTCCTTGACCTCGCCGCCGGTCTTCTCGGCGTACATCGAGGCGATGTTGTCGCTCGCGCGGCCGAGCCAGTCGGCGTACTCGGCCATGTCGGTGGCGTTGCCGATGCAGAAGCCTCGGGCGTCGTGGATCATCATCTCGGTGTTGCGGCACATCACGACCTCGTCGCCGGCCATCGCGATGAAGCTGGCCGCCGAGGCGGCGAGACCGTCGACCTGGATGGTGATCGTCGCGTCGTGGTTGCGCAACGCGTTGGTGATGGCGATCGCGTCGTAGACGTCGCCACCGGGAGAGTTGATCCGCACCAGGATGTTCGAGGCGTCGATCGCGTCGAGGTCGCGCACGAAATCCTGTGCGGAGATGCCACCGAACCACGGGTCGGGGTCGATGAAGTCGTAGATCATGATCTCGGCGTCGTCGCTGCCCGCCTCGTTACGCACCCGGTACCACGGGTTGGTGGGCTTCTTGCCGTCCTTCTCGGCGCGGGTGCGAGCCGCACGTCGAGAGTCGGCGATCGAGCGGGCGATCGGCTGGTTGAGCAGCGCGGACAGATTCACGGGGTCTCCCATCAGAACAGCGTTCCCTGGTGCATCGATGCCCCGGCACGACGCGACGTGCGCGCGGCGGCAGGGTCGATAAGGGCGGGCGTCGGCGCGGACTGCGCATCGTCGGTATCGGGTTTCGCCGGGAACCCGAGCTGCTGGCGAACCTTCTGTTCCACCAGCACATCCGGGGACAGCAGCCCAGCTTCGACGAGCATCTTCAGTGCCGCGGCGGTCGCGTCCTGCCTGCTGCCGATCTCGTCGAACACGATCTTGGGTGCCGGTTCGTCGACGCCGAAGTTGATGTCGACGAGGTCCTCGACGATGTGGGCGGTCGCGGTGTCGCGGATCCATTCGGCGGTGGTCTGCACCGACTGGGTGAAGGTGTGTTCCTGCACGCTCGCCAGCGCGTACGACCCGCCGCCGCCCTCGAGGTTGAGGAAGTGCGCGAGACCGGCGATCGCGATCATGTTGTCGTGGTAGGCGATCGCGGCACCGATGTCGGGCAGCGTGCCGTTGGGCGCCAGTAGTTCCATCTTCGCGCCGAACGGCAGGCCGCCGCCAGCGTCGTCGCCACCACGAAGGTTCTGCGCCATGTCGGCGATCTCGTCGACGTCGTCCTGCGTCGCCCCGTCGGCGGCGGTACCCATCGGGACGCCCATCCCGATGCGCTTGATCGCCATCGCCTGATACCGGATCAGTTCGTCCTTGATCAGCCAGTGCTTGTACGACGGGCGCAGCAGCGAGTTGCCCCACCACACGCCCGGGTCCTGGTCGCGCGAGTACACCACCAGCCGGCCGATCGGGATCTTCAGCGGGTTGATCCCGTACAGCACTCGGCCGTTCGACGCCGGCGCGTACTGCTCGATCGACATCAGCCCGCCGTCGAGCGCGACGTTCCAGTTCGAGATCGTGCGCTGCGGCCGCGGCGACAGTTTCCGCAGATTGAAGCGTCCCGCCTCGTCCAGCGGCCAGTACAGCTGCTCGAACACGCTGTGCCCGTATGGCAGGGCGGTGAGCGCCTGCTGGAGGTGCTGCACCCACGAGAACTTGCCCTTCGTGCGCGTCGGCTGCGGCAGATTGTCGCCGCCCTCGATCGGCAGGTTCAGGTTCTTCGCGACGAACTCGGTCACCTCATCGCGCGCACCGTTCGCGGCGACTCGCCACGGCGTCCGACGGATCGGCAACGTGATCGCCGCGTGCAGGGACGACACCCGCGAGTCCTCGCGCAGCATCCGCGCGAACGTCTCGACGCTGTGCGGCCACTGCAGATCCGGAACCCGCTCGTCCTGCACCCACTGGGGCCAGCCATAACCACCCGATGGGTCAGCGACATAGCCCTTCTCCCGCACCACCGGTTTGGGCGGCTTCGGCTTGTCATTCACCTCTTCAGTAGCCATCCCTCACCCCCTTGTCGGTCAGAAACTTGCGGTCAACAGGTCAACTCCGGACGACGGCCGGGACGGAGTGCGCCGTCGTGGCGTCGTCACGGCCCGTGACGGAGTGCCCCGGGTCTGGGTGCCGCGCGATGGTCGTGCGGGTCGTTTCGCTGCCCTCGCACCGAACGTCAGCAGCCCCCACCGCGCCGCGGTGATCGCTTTCAGCGGGGCGGCCGAGTCACCGACCGTGTCGTCCCACACGAAGTCGCCCTGCGGCAGATCGCGTTTCGACGCGTCGGCGACCGCGTCGACCAGAATCTCCTGGCCCACATGCGACAACATGCTCGACGTCGCGTCGTCGAGGAACCCGCCGCACGCCGTCGCGACCTGCGGTGTCGTCATCAACTCCGGTTCCAGCTCGGCCTGCAGCAGCAGCGGCACAATCGGCTTCGCCTGGTCGTGCGAGTCCATTACCAACGCCACCGGATCGGACCGTTCAACGACCGCGAGGATGAACGACACGACCGCCGCTGCCGTCGCCTCGCGGAAGTAGCCCACCTCGACGTGCACCTTGCCCGCCGTCGTGTGCTGCGCCGCGGCCAGCGCCCACCGCTCGCGGTTGCGAGTTCGCGACAGCCCCAGCGCGATCGGTCCCACCAACTCCGGGGAGGGGTTACGCATGGTCGACCACTCCTCCAGGTCGATGAGCAGCTCGAGTTCCTCTTCGTCCTTCGGCCAGCGGCCGCGGTTGAGGTACTCGAGCTCGAAACCCCGCCGCTTGCGTGTCGTCTTCGCGTTCGCCAGCTTCGTCCGCAGGAACCGGGCCTTCTGGATCACGCCGAACGATGGGTTCGCGTACTCCCAGGTGGAGACCTCATCGATCGGCATGTCCTCCGGAGCCAGCCACTCCGCGAAGTACAGCTCCTCCTCGCCGGCCAGTCCACGCCGCCGAATCGACGCCAACACTTGGCAGTTCGGCATCGTGTCCTCGTCCACCGCGGTGGACAGGTAGATCGTCTGCGCGTTCTTCGACGCCAACTGCGTCGGGTCCAGCGCGTCGGTCTGGACGCCCGTCAGGTTGTACGCCTCGTCGTAAATGACGAGATCGACCTCGTCGAACCCCTTTCCGAGGTCCGCCGACCTGGTGACGAACGCGACTCGCGCCCCACGGTCGGTCTCGATGTAGCCGCGCCCACCCGAGCACGTGTGCGCCACCACCCTGCGGCGCAGCCACGGTCGGGCATCGATGATCGCCCACACGCGCTTGTACACGTCCTCGGCAGTGGCCCAGCGCTGCGCCGAGTACACGATCCGCTCGCCCTGCCGGTCGTTCGCCAGGAACAATCCCCACAGGATGCGGATGATCACCAGCAGCGTCTTGCCGTTCTGGCGCGCGATGATCGCGACACACTCCGGATGGGTCCACAACCCGTCCGGACGACGCCGCATCCACGCCCGCAGCATCGTCGACTGCCACGGCATCGCCTTCTTGCCGACCCGACGGCCGAGCTCGACCGCCTTCACACCGTCCGAGTCATCGCCGGGCGACTCCGACAGGAAGTGCGGTTCCTGCCGACCGGTCAGCCGAGGCCACTCGGCGAGCTCGTCAGAGGTCGGCGAGGCCGTCGTCGTCGCCACCAGCACCATCGCCCGGGTCGTCGCCGCGGTGCCGCGCGATCGCCGCGAGCAACCGCATCAGCGAAGTCTGTTGCTGCCGCGCCTCCTGCAACGCGTGATCAACCCGCACCTCGATGACCGAGTCCCGCCCCGTCACCACCTTGGTCCACGTGTGCACGTCACCCGAGAGGATCAGGTCCAGCTTCGCCAGCCGATCCACGATCCTCCCCACCTCACGAATCATGATCCGCAACGAGATGGGATCCCCGGCGCGCGAGAGCTCCGAAACCACCTCGGACCCGGTCATTTCGAGGGCCAACGTCACCGAATCCCTCGCTTTCCGCACCGAAACCCCCGGTCTCGCACAAAAAAATTCCTGAC